ATTGTGTTTACCTTATTTGCAAATATTGTAAATAAGTTATTCCATGTAGTTCCGATACTTGTATTATGCGAATATATATATATGTCTCTTAATGATGGAGCGTTTTTAATTTGTATAATACCAGTTATAATTTGAATAATAATAGATAATTTAACAGTTAATAACAATAAATTTTTTTGGTTATCCATATATATATTATATTATATTATATGATTAATATAATGTTCATAATTTTGTAATACAATACTACCAAATTCATCTCCTAATTTTGTTAATCTAACTATTTCCATTATCATTTGTTTTTTTATTTCTAAAGATATTCCATCGTTTTCTATTATTTTTTCTATGATTAATTTATTTTGTTCTAAAATTTTATGTCCAAAAATATCAACTTTTGGTAAAACATTCGATAAAATTTCAATCGAATTTAATTTCAAATTTGTTAAACTAAAAATATTCAAATAAGAATTAGTAGTTCTAACTAAAAGTATTAATAAAAATAATTTTAACATTTTTATAAATATAATATTATAATATAATTTATTAACTAATATAAAAATAGTAGACGAAAATATAATTAATGTGTGGTATTTCTGCAATAATACATAATACAAATAATATTGTAGATATTTTATACAAATCATTATTCAATATTCAACATAGAGGACAACAAAGTAGTGGATTCTTATTTTTTTCATCAAAAACAAAAATAATATACGAATCAAAAAAAATTGGTTTAATTGATGAACATTTAAAAAATTTAGAAAATATTGATACTGTTGATATGGGTTTAGGTCATGTTAGATATCCAACTAGTGGTATTAATAGTGATAAAGAAATACAGCCTTATACAATTTTAAAACCTTATGGTATCTCATTAGTTCATAATGGTAATTTAACAAATAAATATAAATTGAAAAATTTTTTAAATAGTAAAAATATTTATATGACGGGTACAAGTGACAGTGAAATTATTTTAAATTTATTTTATTATTTTATTGAAAAAGATATAACAAAATTAACAAACGAAATAATAATATCAACTCTAAAATTAATATATGAAATGTGTATTGGTAGTTTTTCTATTATTATTATGATACATGATTATGGTTTAATAGCATTTAGAGATAAATATGGAATAAGACCGTTAGTTTACAGTAAAAAAAATAATGTAATTTTTTCATCAGAAACATCTGGACTAGATGATAATAATTATGAAAATGTTTTAAACGGAGAAGTTGTTATTGTAAAAAAAAATTTGAATATTTATAAACATCAATTATATTATGAAAAATTAACACCATGTATATTTGAATATATATATTTTGCTACACCAGAATCTTATATTAATGATATATTAGTGTATAATTTTAGGGAAAAAGCTGGTGAAAAAATACTAGAAACAATCGATAAATCAATATTAGATAGTATTGATATAATAGTTCCTGTTCCATTGACTAGTATAATATCGGCAACAGCTATATCAAATGGAATAAATAAACCGATTAAACATGCAATATACAAAAATAGATATACTCATAGAACGTTTATAAATACTGGTAATGAAATAATTAAAAATATAAAAAAAATTAAAATAATTAATGAATTAGTTGATAATAAAAATATTTTATTAGTTGATGATTCAATTGTAAGAGGAAATACATCAAAATATATAATAAATGAATTAAAAAAAACTAATGTAAAAAATATATATTTTGCATGCTGTAGTCCACCAATAAGATACCCTAATTATTATGGAATTAATATTCCTAGTCATGAAGAATTAATAGCTTATAATAAAACACACGAAGAAATAGAAAATTATTTACAAATTGATAAATTGTTTTATTTGTCATTAACAGATGTATTAAATGTTTTGAAAGAAATAAATCCAAACATTAAATTATTTGAAGATTCAACATTCACTGGTAATTATTTTCATTATTATGAAGATATGTTATTAGAATAGACCTAGAAATTTAGGTGCTTCTATTTCTTTTTCTGTTGATAAATGTTGAATTGGAAAAGATTTTATCTTATCTCTATTTTTTTCACAATCTACTTGTGTTTGATCATATTTATAACAATTATCAGCGTCATCTTTAATACATATATCATTGTATGTATTTGGTGAAGGATATGCATAAATTATTTTTCTGTCACTTCCTAACATATATACAAAAAATAATCCTATAAAAAAACTAGCCAAAAATATATATAAATTTATAAATTTTAACATTTTATATATATTTGATTATATAATATTATTTTTGTTAAATGATATTAAATATCCAATTATTGACTATTATCATCATCATCACTATCATCATCACTTTCATCACTATCACTATAATCTTTTTTTGGTTTTAATTTAATTGTTCCATCTGTTATAGGTGTTAAACCAATATCGATTTCTTCCAAATTACCATCACCTTCTTGCTCTTCATTTTCATGATCGCCTCCTTTCAATTTATCAAACATATTATCACTATCATTATTATTATCATTAACATGATAAGTTGTTTGATTTTGTATTATTTTTGGATCATCAACATCTATAATTGTATCATACAATTCAAACAATACTTTTGATTGTATTAATTCATGATCTACAATATTTTTTTCATCTTCATTAGAAACAACTTCTTGAAAACTATATATTAAATTTTGTAATTTTTCTTTTTCAATCATTTGATAATCTTTAATATTTTCAGCATAATCAATTAATAATTGGGGTGTTTTTTCTTTATTATATAAATTTAATATTTTTACACTTTGTTTTTGGAATTCTTCAATTTCTGTTATTTTATTAACGATTAAATGACTTCTTTCATCATCATTTTCAATGTTCATTTTTCTTCTTAAATAAATCATATATATATTGGTGTTTTCATTTAAATCCTCATGTAATTCTTTGAATCTTTTTAATGCTTCTTCTTCATTAATCAATTCATATGTTAAATCTAATTTAATTAATGTTATTTCATTTTTTATTTCTTTAATAAATTCATTTGTCTCTTCGATTACTTTATTTAAGTGTTTGAATCTAGATTTTAGAATGTTTAATTTATTTCTACATGGAGTTTGATTATCACCACAAGTTATTAGTAAATGATTATCTTTATTAAAAAAATTTGAATTTACACGTCTTTTACAAAATATACAAGGCATCTTAATTTCTTTAATTTTATCAATTAATATACTTTTATCTTCATCATTATCATATTTAACACGTAATTTTTCAACTTTATCCTTGTAATCATTATTGTATTTAGATTTATAAGAATAATATTTATCAATTGCTTCGTTTAATTCTTTATCCATAATATATATAACATCGAATAAAATATCATAATTTAAATTAATGATAATTATTATAAAGTCTTCTAGCAATTAAACTATATTCATTTTCATATTCAGGTAAGCCAGTTATTATATTACTATTCATTTTTTTCTCAGATTGATAATTTCTTATTTTTGATGTAATATATTTTTCTTTTTGCAATTCTCGGTGTTTTTGCTCTTGAATATCGATTTTACTTTTATATTTATATCTTAATATTAAAAACATTATCAAACAAAAACCGGCAAACATTAATACATTATAAATCAAATTATAATATTTATCTTTGAAATCTTTACATTTTTTTAATGTTTCATTAAAAAAAAAATGAACACCTGGTTCTACTAAATTTGCTCCATAATTCATATTATATTAATAATATAATTTATTAATATAATTAATATTTATAAAATATTTATTTTTAATACTTTAAAACTTCAATCTAGCATAATTTAAATAATATAAAACAATTATATATGATAAAATAGCTGTAAAAATTGCCATAATAGACAATGGTAACACTGTTTTTGATTGATAACCTATTCCAAATTGTTTAATACTATCATCTACATTAAACAAAAATGATGGCTTACTATATATTAAAATACCCATTATCATTAAATATAATAATATTGCTGTTGATAATTTTTGTTGTTGAATAAAATTATAAATAGTCATATATATTCTTAATAAAATATTGAAAGTTTTTTATTTTTAAAATAATAATAAATTCTCATTAATAATATTGGTGCTACTATGGCAAAATAAATACCACTTATTTGTAAAGTATAATAATGTCTATTTTTATCTGTTATATCAACTCCTAAATAATATAAATAAGGATCAATTATATTTATTCCACCTGGATCTAATTTATTTTCTACTGTTGTTATAAAACAACCATTAAAATATAAATATAACCATAAAGCAGCAAATAAAGGTAATAATGATATAACAGCTACTGGAACTGGTGCTAACATAAATATCATAAAAAAAAACAGAGGTGTAAACATATGACAACCTTTAATTATAAAAGCTATTACATGATTAGGTGTTTTCAAATTATTTAAACCATCGAGACAATATTTAACCAGTTTCTTTTTTTGCATTACATTGATAGGTAATTCTTTATTATATTGAGGATTCATTAATCTTTAATATAATAATATATTTTTCTATTTAACGAATAATAATTTGTATAAAAAATATATATATTTTAATGAACACTGAATTACTTAAATTTACAAAAAGTATTGAAAAATATTTTTATAATATAATTAATTATGATTATAATAACAATTATATATCAAAAGAAAGATTTGAAGCTATAAAAACATCAATATGTATAAACTATAAAACATATATAGCATTATTTATAGTAACATATTTAATAATTCCAGAAAAAATATTATCAGGTTATGTAATCATGTTATTAGGATTAATATATGTATATTTAGGCCACATGTTTTATCATAATCCTTATTCTTTATTTTTTTATTTTATACATGTATATCATCACGATCACGATGATTATTCTAGTATATATCAGGAAGTTATTATGGAATTTTTGGGAATAATGATGGCTGTTTTGTTTGTCTGGGTTTTAAATGATGTAGATCATATAAATTATTTATACGATCCTTTCTTGTTTTTTTATTTGTTTTTATTTTATTCCACTGTACATATTATAAATTATACATTATTACGGATTAATTTATATCATAATAAACATCACAAAGATGTGGATACAAATATATTTCCTGATATATGTGATATTATTTTCAATACAAAATATAATTGTGGTGATTTAAGTTATATAGAAAATACAGATCACTGGATACCAAATATACTTTTTTCAGGATTTTGTGTATATTATATTCGTAATTATTATAACTCGTTAAATGAATTAAGTAAATTTGATTTTAAGAAACACTTTATGTTATTTTACTTATTTTTATTTACAATAATGATATGTTTTTCGTATTATACATTTATCGAATTATTGAAAAAAATAGATAAAATGGATAATAATATTATTATGAATTAACATTTCCATCTATTACCACAATTTATACAAGATACAAAAGTAGTCATAGGTTCATCTGCTGATCGTGTTTGCATTTGATAATAAGTACATTCTGTTGATTTACATTTACGACATTTAAATGTATCAGTTGCTGCAGCTATTTTCGTTTCGTATTTAACTTTATCTCGTTTAATTTTTGCTTCTATAAATGGTTTCCATCTTTCTGGATCCATTTCTTGATGTGTCATAAAAGCTAAAGTTTCAGGTTTAAGTGTTTTACTTTGAATTTCATTCATTATATATGGATTATTAATATTATTTAAAATACTGCGTAATTTAGTTAGATATAATTCTACAAAATTACTATTTGACCATTTTGTTATTATTTTTAAACGCTTTGCTTCTCTAATCGAACTATTAAATATACCTATTTCTAAATTTTTAGCAAATGTTGCTTCAAATATCATACCATCAATATGTTTAACAATATCTGTTCTAAATTGTTTAGGTTTGTTTACAATGCGCATAATTACTATTTTTAATTTATTTTATCTAATATTTTCTATATCAATTTTTATTTTAATTATTATTACACATTTGATATATTAATATAATTGATGAAAAACATAATATTACATAAATATATGAGTTTAATTAAAAAAATATTTTCTGAAAAAGGAAAAATAGTTATTTCAATAATCCTAGGAGTTGGATTAGCTGCATTATTTAAAAGTGTATGTAAAGGAAAAAATTGTATTATTAAATATGCTGCACCATATAATGAAATAAAAGATGCTGTAGTTGAATACGATACTAATTGTTATAAATACAAACTAAAATCAACAAAATGTAGGAAAGATGTATTAAGTTATGCGTAATTGTTTCATATTCTTTATTGTATATTATTTTAAAGAATATGGCAGAAATAAATTCAACAAATATAAATGATTTACCTAGTACTAGTAATTTAGGAACACAACAACCTGTTCAACAAAATGTTAATTTAAGTATTAATGAAATATCTAACCAACAAAATACAATACAACAACAAGGACAATTAAATTATAATGATATAGTTAATTCAATGTCTAATAAACAAGTACTACCTACTAATCAAATACCTAATCCACAAAATACAATACAGGAAGAAAGTAAATTAAATTATAATGATATAGTTAATACTATGGCAAATAATAAACAAGTACCTAGTAATCAAATTGTTCAAAATGTTCCTCCCGCTGATAATAGTGATTTATCAAACATATTGAAATCTATGGAACAAATTGCTTCATCTAGTGATGTATTAGGATTACCTTCACGAGATATACCTCAAATGTCAAATCGTGAAGATATACAAACAACACCTAATTATGTTCCACAACATAAAAATTATATTGAAGAATATCAAGGTATAGAAGATATAAAAGAAAAAAAACGTAAAGAAGATAATCGTACAACTTCATTACACTATTTATATGAAGAATTACAAATACCTATTATAATTGGATTATTATACTTTCTTTTTCATTTACCAATAATTAATAACTGGTTTACACGTAATTTTAAATTTGCTTTTCACGGAGACGGTAATATGAATTTAAACGGATATATTTTAAAAAGTGTTGTATTTGCTTTTTTATATTTCGCTTTATTGTCTTTTATGAAAAATATGAATATTGTTTAAAATTATTTAAAGTCATATATATAGATAATATAGGTGCTTTTGTGGCCAAGTGGTAAGGCGTTTGATTTGTAATCAAAAGATCCCGAGTTCAAATCTCGGCAGAAGCTTTCAAAAATCCTTACTAAGGATTGTTGAAAACTAATTAAAGAAATAATTATAATTATAATAAAAATTATGAATAATAATTTAGATTTACCCCAAAATTTTAATTTAGATACACCCCAAACCCAAAATAATGGTCTAGTTAGGCAATTAACAGAAACTCCTCAACAAGCAAAATATAGAATTGAACAAGAAGAAATAAATATACTTGAACAAACAAAACGAAAAGATAGAGAAATGGAATATTTTAAAGTACATACCGAAGCATTTGAAATTTTTTTAAAGAAAAATAAAGATTATGGTGATGCTTTCGCTGAATATGGTTATATTGGTGTAATTGTTCGCATAGGTGATAAAATTAAACGATTATCTTCTGTTACAAAAAATGGTATCAATGTTGTTGATGATGAAACATTAAGAGATACATTAATGGATCTTCACAATTATGCTGCAATGGCTGTAATGTTAATGGACAGTGAAAACAGTCATTAAATAAAAAATTGATTAGAAATATATTATTATATTATTAATTAACTTTAATACTATAATGGAATTTATTGTTGATCTGAATGATATTCCTTACGATTTTTGTCCTATGTGTAAATACGATAAAATAAGTCATTCATTTCATCAAATTTTAGAAACAAATGAAGAAATATATTATTATACATGTCCTAGTGATGCTACACATTATGATGATACAGACGGAATTATTTCGCATCTTCATCATGAATTAGAAATATGTCATAAAAAAAATAAAAAATGGGTATGGTTATTTAGTTGTTATAATTTTGGTTTCAAACATATGGCACAAATTAATCAAGTACGACGATTTATTAATTTCTTATATCCAAGATATAGTTATATGTTACAAAAAATATATATTTTACATATAAATACTATATTTAGATCATTCTATAATACAATATATTATTTTATACCAGAAATATTAAGAAATTTAATTATTATTCCCGATGAAAAAAAATTTAACATTGAAGTAATTCGTGATAATAATTTATTATATATTCAAATGTAATAAAATATTTTGATAAACTATTTAAAAAAGTGTTACCATAATAAAATATAAATGGCAGCATTAGCACAGGATCAAGAAACAGCAAAAGAGCATATTTCAATGGTAGTATGTGGACATGTAGATGCAGGTAAATCAACAACAACAGGGCATCTTATTTTTAAATTAGGAGGTATTTCAGAACGTGAAATGACAAAATTACAAGCAGAAGCAGATGCTCAAGGAAAAAGTTCATTTGCGTTCGCTTATTATATGGATAAAGATAAAGCTGAAAGAGAACGTGGTGTTACAATTAATTGTACAACTAAAGAATTTTTTACTGATAGTTATCATTATACAATTGTTGATGCTCCTGGTCATAGAGATTATGTTAAAAATATGATTACTGGCGCAGGACAAGCAGATGTAGCTTTACTTTTAGTACCAGCTGAAGGTTTTGAAACAGCTATTGCTCGTGGAGATCATTCTACTGGTGAAATTCAAGGTCAAACAAGACAACATGCTCGTTTACTTGGATTATTAGGAATTGAAAAACTTATTGTTGGTGTTAATAAAATGGATGCTGTTGATTGGTCAGAATCTAGATTTAATGAAATTAAAGAAGAAATGACTAAAATGATTACTCAAGCTGGATTTAAACCAAAACAAGTCCCTTTTGTTCCATATTCAGGTTTTCAAGGTGAAAACTTAGTTAATAAAACAGAAAAAGCTTCTTGGTATAAAGGTTGGAAAGCTAATCTAAATAAAGATACTGTTATTGAAGGTCACACATTATATGATGCTTTGGAAAAGTTAGTTAAACCACCCAAACGTTTTCCTGAAAAACAATTACGTATACCAATTAATGGAATATATAAGATTAAGGGAGTTGGTGATGTTATTACCGGTCGTATTGAACAAGGTACAGTAAATGCTGGTGATATTTGTAGAATTGCGCCAAGAGGTTTATCTAATTTAAAAGTATTTAGTATTGAAATGCATCATAAAAGTTGGCCAAACGCTAAACCAGGTGATAATGTTGGATTAAACATGAAAGGTTTAGATAAAACAAATATGCCAAAAGTAGGTGATGTTATATCATTGGAAAAAGATTCATTATTAGAACCAGTTGAAAGTTTTGTTGCTCAAGTAGTCGTACAAGAACATCCAGGACAATTGAAACCAGGTTTTTCTCCATGTGTTCATGTAAGAACAGCAAAATCAGCATGTAAGATGAATAAAATTGTATGGAAAATGGGGAAAAAAACAGGAAATGAAAAAATGGATGATCCTCCATTTTTGGAAAAAGGAGAATCAGCTGAAGTTGAGTTTTTCCCACAACAACCATTATATTTAGAAACATTTGAAAGTTGTCCAGGTATGGGTCGTATCGCTGTAATGGATTCAAATCAATTAGTTATGCTTGGTAAAGTAATGAGTGTGAAATATAAACCTTATAAGAAATAATTTAATTTAAAATAAATATATAAAATATATATATTATATATTTATGGCTTCAACAAGAAATAACAACACAAGAGAAAATTATTCCATACAAACAAGCGTTAATAAAAATTCTAATATATATAGATTAAATGATAATTTTTCTATTAATAATAGAACTTTTTTACCCGATTTTGGTCTAAATCCAGCACAATTACCAAGAGATTCACAAGTAATGTATAATAATAGTGTTGATGTAGAATCATCATTATTTGGTATTAATGCAACTAATTTAGTAAATCCTCGTGAACCTATAAAAGGAAGTAGTATTACAAGACCTGTCATTAGATTTTATAATAAAAATGCTTTAATAATGCCAAAAGGTCTTGTAATGGAGAATAATCAACGTCCTCTTAAATAATAAATTAATTTAAAAATAATATAATATATAAATTATATATATTATATATATTATGGCTTTTACTAGATATAAATATGATAAAGTACGTGTAGAAAAACAATTATCTGAAGAAACATTTACAGGTCGTTATATGTTAAATGTACCTGGTAATGGAACAAATATGTCGTTTCAAGAAGATCCACATATTAGATTACAAAAATGGGGTGCTAATTTCTCAAATAATGCTATTTTTATTGAGAATGATTTATTTGGATTAACAAAAAGGGTGAACAGAGATAATATATGTAATACATATACAAGTACAGCTGAAACACCTTTAGTAAATTTATATCCTACAACAAAATCTATGGTATCACAGTCTAGAGTTGAAACTCCTGCATGGGAAGTTAGAGGAATACAACCTGCACGTGAAACCCATTTATTTTATAATCCTCAAGAACATATTAATTTAGAATTTCAAAATAATCTTAACACACGTGTTATTCATAAAGACATGTTTAAACATGGTTTATTAATGAATAAAAATTAAATAAAAAGTGTAATTCTTATAAATTTAATATTTTACATTATTAATTATTATGAAAAATATTAATAAAATTAATTCAATGAATATTGATTGCAATATTAAATATAAAAAAAATAAATTTGTAAATGGTTTATTCAAAAGAAAAAAACACATATATGATTCTTTTTATTTAAATCGCTATTTTTATTTTACTTTATTTATATGCTTGATAATAATTTATTTAAAAGATTACAAATACATATATAATGATTCAAACTATATTTTTATTTTATTATCTTCTTTAGCATTAGTTTCTTTTTGGGGATGGTATGTTCATTATTTGAGTCATTATTTATGTTTTGTAGATTTTTATAAAAAATGTAACAAAGAATTTTTCAATCGAAAAACCGATACAACTATTGACCATATATTAATACAAATATTTACGTATATATTTGACTTTCATGATACAATACATCATAATTCTAATATTAATAAACAATGGAGTAATTTAATAGGTGAATTTATTGGTAATTTTTGGTACGAAGGTTTATCATTATATTTCTTTTTTTATGTATTAAATATTAAACATTTAATAAATTTTAGTGTTTGCTTTTTATGGGCATTAACTTATGCATCAGCACATGTAATTAATTATTATTTTGAAAATCCATTATGCCACACTCAACATCATTTAAATCCTAAAACAAATTTTGGTATTGATACAATAGATGTAATTATGGGAACAAAATATGATTTAAATTGTTTGGAAGACTTCAATCACGTGTCAATTAATTTAATCGTTATTACATTCATAATTTATTATTTTAATATTTAATTTAAATATAAATGATTCGAAATAATAAATTAAAAGATAATATTATAAAAAATAGTGTTTTATTAGTTCGTCATGGACAATCTATATGGAATCATGACAGTAAATTTACTGGTTGGACCAACATTCCATTAACCGATACAGGAAGAGAAGAAGCTAAGACTATTGCAGAAACATTAAAACATTATAATACTATTCCCAATGTAATTTTCTCATCCGTTTTAAATAGATGTATTGAAACATCTAATATTATTAAAAATAATTTATATAATAAAGATATTGAAACATATACAACATGGAGATTAAATGAAAAACATTATGGTAATTTAGAAGGCGTTCCTAGAGAATATATACGTAATGAATATGGAGATAAATTTACTACCATGATGAGAAATAATTTTTATATGAAACCACCTGTTATAAATAATCCAAATATTGAAATTATGAAATCAAAAAAGTATAGTGCTTTTAAAAATTGTTATTTTGATAAAATTAAAAATGGTGAATCAAAAGAAAATGTATTACAAAGATTATTACCTTATTATGAAAATGATATATTATATACTTTGAGTGAAAATAAAATACCTTTAATTGTAACCCATAAACATTGTGCACGTGTATTAATGAAACATTTATTAAATATTAATGATGATGATTTTGAAAATTATAAGTTACCAGAACATAATATAATACATATATTTTTAGATGATGATCTAAAATATATAAAACATGAAAATATTTCATATTAATTTGATGACGTGGCAAAAAATAGTGACGTGGTACATATTTTAAAGCATTTATCGTTTAAAAATATTTAAAAACAAACTAATTTACTATATTATAATGTTTTTTAACAGTCTTTTGTTCTTTTCTTTCTTAGCTTCATGTAATTGTTTTTCTTTCCATGGATCTACAAAACCACTTGGATTATTCGATCCTTTTAAATTTATGGACAATGCTCCACCAACAACTCTAGCACGTTATAGAGAATCTGAATTAAAACATGGTCGTTGGGCAATGATTGCTGCTGCTTCAATCCCTTTAATTGAAAGTGAAACACACAGACCTGCTATTCATGAATTTGATAAATTACCATCTAATATTCAATTAGGTATTGTTTGGTTAATTTTAATGGGTGAAGTATCAACTATGTTAAAAGGATGGGAAAATCCTTTTATTAATGGTACTTCTAATTATTTTAAATTAAAACCAGACTATCAACCAGGTGATGTTGGCATTGAATTATCAAATCATGATGATGTAGAATTTCATGATAAAGAACTTAATAATGGTAGATTAGCTATGATTGCTTTTGCCGGAATTGTTGCACAAGAACTAATTAGCAATAATGTATTAATTCCAACATCACCTATTTAATTAATATTTTTATAATTATTTATATTTAAAATATTTATAAAAAAAATTAACATATATTCCATTTGTTATCTTTGTAAATAACATAATTTTTTTCATTTAAGAGAATTGTTTCATAATTTTGATCCATTATCTCTATTTCATATGATATATCTTGTTCTAATATAAAATTATTATATGTATACAATAAATATTTAAGATGACTATTTGTTAATAATTTTACATTTTTTACATAATAGTTATTTGGTGTTTTTAATGAAATTTCATAGGGTTCCATTAGATTATCTATTTTTACTTCGATATTTAAAAAATGTTTATTAGAAGGAACAACTGATTCTTTATCTATTTTGCTTTCTATATTATCTATTTTTTCATCAGGATATTTTATAATATTGAAAACTCTATTTAAAAAAATTTTTTGTATTATTATAAAGTCGTAATTTTCATAAGTATTTAAAATATGTAAATTTGAATAATCTAAATTTATTTTCATAATTATTTTTCCATTTTTAATTAATTCACTACTATTATCTAGCATTTCAGTTTTTTTTTTATAAAAATTTTTATTTATATAAATTTGTGTATAGCTAAAAATATACATAAGATTTATTAAAATCATTCTAAAATAATAGATTATTGAATTATATATGATACTTATCATTTTATAATTTATCATTTAATTATTTTTATATTTTTTTTAGATATAATTAAAAAAACATGTAATTGTTTTTTTTTGAGTTTTTATTTTTCTATTTTTTTTGGGTTTTTATAAAAGTTTATTCGTTAACTTTTCTTTTTTTATAATTTAAACTATACATCAATTTTTGTGCTGGTAAATTATTAACATATTCAATAACATTAATTAGTTGTATTGATTGTTTATTACCTCTCAATTGAGTTCTGTAAATATAATGAATAGCATCCAAATGTAATTTATTTTCATGTGAAATGTCATTTTTATCTTTTTTATGTGTAATATAAGCTTCAATATAGTTGTTATACAAAGATCTTGTATATTCTACAACTTTTTCATTATAACTATTAAAAGCTTTTGTAAATTCTGGAAATAAATGAATAAACTCTTTAATTTTTTTATTTTTTCGCAATTCTAGATAATGAAATTCCAATTTAGGTTGATTACCTCTTAGATGTCTTATTTTATCAAACATTGGATTTTTTACTTTTGTATGTTCATTTGTTTCTTTATTTTTGATAACATAACCCATAAAGACATTTTCATTTGATAAATTAATATTAAATATGCTTTCTTCTTTAAAAGTAAATGTTTCATCAAAATCATTCCAATCACAAACTTGATCAAAGCTGTCGAATACAACAGGATATTTTATCTTGCTTGTATGAGACATATTATTTGTTTCATCAAGTCTATTTATCTCATCAATAACATAAGTATCTAAACTTTCTTGATATGTTATTTTATAACATGAAATCAAATATAATTCATTATTTTTAACAATATTCACTATACGATTTTCTGTATGTTTAATCACAAAATTATAGCAAATATTTTTATTCAATTTTGACAAATCTAATTCTGCGTTTTCAGCACATTCAATAAACATACTTGCAAAACTTTTAGTATCATAAACATTTTCTGTTTTATAAAATGAATTTTTTGCTCCAATACTTCCTCGTGTACTAATTACCCAACCAATATTATTTTCATATTCATTGTCAGGCATAATTTTTTTTAATTTTTCATCGAACATTTTTTTTTGGGTTTTATCATAAAATAATTGAATACCAGTTCCTTCAACAAATTCTTCTAACATGCACTCTTGAACACAATTTTTGGTTTTAAAGTCTTCAAAATCACTTGTTTTTGGAATACCAAAACCTACCATATTATCATTTGAATTTAAAATTACACATCTGTAATTTTTATAATAATCTTCTGGTTCCTCACCTTCGTCCAACAATGTTTTCACATATTTAATTTGTGTATAAATTACATCATCATTATTTCTAATTTTATAAATTTTAACAAGGTCATTATCCTTGTTATAATTCACAAAATTAGAAGGAGATATATTACAAACTTGTGTCATAGCTAATTTTTATCTCTTATAATTATCTATAAATTAAATCGATTTTTTTTTATTTTAAAATAATATTTTCTAGTTAAATTTATTTTTTTAAATAAATTTCTAGAGATATGGTATAGTAAAATATGAATAATCAAATGTCACTGAAACTCGGCGATATTATAAAATTTATTTCACCAACAAATGAAAAATTCCATAATAATGAATACATTATTACATATATTGATAATAATTATTTTGAAATATTAAATGAAACACAGAAAGAACGTATTAATTTAGAAAATGGAACAGTCGCAGATAAATCAATAAAACAAATAATTATATTAGAACATGCAGAAAAAAAAGGGTTTGTTAATCAAAATAATTTAATTGTTGGTCAATGGATTAATATACATTTTAATGGTGATTTACCTATTATATTAACAGGTGAAATAATGAGTCATGATGAAGATATGATTGAAATTAAAACACATCCTGAAAAAAAATATATTTATATTGATTTTGAATATTCAGGAATTAAACCTGAATTTAATATTGAAAAAATAGAATTACGTGATAAACCTATTATTACAGATAATAATTATGGTGTTATACGTGATGATGAGATAGAATTAGATAATAGACAAAATAAAAACGAAGAACCAAATAATAATGAAGCTAAAGATGAAAATATTGAACCTAAAGATGAAGATAATGATGGTGAAGAAGAAGTTAATGAAGAAGAGGTTGATGAAAATGTAGATAAAAATTTGTCTTATGCTAGTGAAAACATAGAAAATAATAATATTGAATTTCAAGAAGAACTAGAGAATAATGAATTAGGAAATGATTTAGGTTTTATTGAAGTAGCTGAAAAAGTAGATGAAAGTGAAAAACGATACGGTATACAATTACAAATAGAAGATTTAGCAAATGATATTTTATCAAATATTAAAGTAAAAGAAAGAACACCAAAAGTAAAAAAAAATGTTGAAAAAATAATTTTTAATTTTATAAAAATGAGAGAAATATTCTCAAATATGAATGAAAACGGTAATATTGAAAATATAAATTATTTATCAAATGAAAAACCATTACATCATAATATTTTAAATAATAAACCACCATCATGGTTATATTATGGTGCTTCTTTTAAAAGAAAAATATATCAAGAAGATGATAATATTGAATTTGTAAATAGTAATATATTAGAAGATATTGAAAATTATAAAAATGATTCTTCAAATTATTTATTAACAAATGAAAAAAAATTTTTAACTTCAATGAATAAAACTTTAAATCCTATTGAAAATAATAATTTATTAGATAATAATTTTACACTTTATGAAATAGATCATGATTTGAACGCTGTATGTAATAATGATAATAATTTAACAACTATTGGGTTAAAATTAAAATCCAATCCAAATGGTAAAAATATTAATAATTATACTCATAAATTTTTGAAAGACGATGATATAATATTTAATAGTTTTGTTACTTTACCAAAATATTTTTTTAATATTCAATCTATTTTACATAATGAAAATAATATTATAACAAAAATTAATAGTAATAATTTAAAAAAACACATGTTTAAAGTTTTTCTAGAAAAAGCTAAAAATAATAAAAATATTAACAACTTTAATTTAAAAGATTTTAATACTTTAACACATTATACAACAAAAGACTTCAGTGATGTTAATAATTTATTAAAAAGTTTTCCCAATATTAATGAAATTATTTTATTTAATAAATCTTATTTTAATTATAGAGATAATCATTTAAGTGTTAAAAATTTTATAAACAAATTAGATAAATTTAATATTTACAGCGATAATATTGATTATGATGCTTACGTAAGTATAAAGAATATTATTTATGAACAACGTAGAGAATTTTTTACACATATTAACAAAATGAGAAAAACATATAATACATTAGAAAGAAGTATTGATGTATTAAATACAAAAGAAATAAATAAAATATTTTTTAACTTATTATTTTCTAATAGAAAAGCAAGTGAAGAAGAAAATAAATTATTAGAAGGATTATTAGAAGAAACATATTTAAGAAAAGAAGAAAATACTAGTTTATTAATAGAAAATAACAATAGTAGTTTGATTAATCATTTATTAAATATTGATAATCAAGATTTTTTAACAACAGTTATTGCATTTGGAAATGTTAATCTCTCTAATGATAATTTTGAAACAATGATGGAAAATTATAAATCATATCTAAATAATTCATTAGTAAACAATAATAACAAATCAAATACAGATATTAGAGAGAAATGTGAAATTGACATTAATATATCAAAAAAATACAAAAAAGAAGAAGAAATTGCTAATGATAATGAAACCGATATATTTTACGATGAACATTATGACAATACATATTATGATGCTATTAATGTTTATCAAGATGAGAAAAAAACAATGACAGAAGTTCAATTTAAAGAATTTCTTAAAAACAAATTGAAAGAAGTATATAACTTGAATGATGAAGATGCAGAATTAATGACAATTGATATTATTCTAGGAAAGAAAAAGGTGAGAGAAGGAGATTTTGCTATACTAGAAACTTATGATGATGAATTAGTAGACTATTCATTATATAGACGCATTAATAATAAATGGGTTTTTGATGAAGAAAGTACTGAAAAAAATAAAGAAAATTATTTATTATTGAGTGGTGATATATGTAAACAAACATTAGATTGTAGTGAAATAGAAAATGATGATACAGATGGTACATGTGAAAATACTGTAGAAAAAAGACAAAAAATTAATAAAAAAATTATTGATAATATGATAAATGAATTTAAACATGTATATGCAAAAAAAGAAACAGAATTAAAATTAATGGTAGCAGAAAAGGCAAATATATATAAAAAAAAAATGAAATTAAAATTAGACAAATTATATAAATATTCAGAATATAGTCAACGTATTTCAGATTTTTACAATTTTGAAGAATTAGAAAATAAAAGTCCTGTAATTAAAATGAAAGAATCGATATTAGCAATAGAAAATTTTACAGAAAAACAGGAAGCAATAATAACTTTCGTTACAAAGTTTCTAAGGAAACCATTAATAAATAATAAAGATGAAATTGAAAATGAATATATGTTATATTGTAAAGAAACTAATCAAGCTATATTACCATTATTTATTTACAAATTAGCAGACACATTTGTAAGTGGTGGTAGTTATGTAAAAGAAATAGAAAATATAAAGGCTACACAAGGTGAACTTAGTGATGATGGTAGTTATTGGGTTGATGAATATAGTGGATATAAAATATGTAATATAGATTATAGTACTGATGAAGGCTATGATGAAAAAGGATTTAAAATAAATACAAAAAGTGAAGTACTAATAGATGAAAATAGTAATGATTTAGAATATCAAGATGAAGATTTAATTTTTGATGAATATATTTCTAAAATAGAATATGAAAGCGATATTAAAAATAATTCATTATTAAAATTTAAACGTGAAGAAGCAAATTTTATTTATAATACTATTTCAAAATTTGAAAATGAAATTAATTGTATATTCGATAATAAATTAGAATTGGTAACAAAAGCTCTTTATTTCTATGACTCTAATCCTAATTTAAAAACAAATCCAGATATGGCACAATTAGTAATATGTATTTGTGTTATAGTTATTGGATTACAATTAAATGTTAATGATTTGAAATTAGTAGGATACCATGGCTCATGTAAAACATATATTAAAGGTTATCCTTTATATGATGAAAAAGATTTGAAAACATTAATATTTGTAACCTGTATTATAAAAAATTTCAAAATTAATAAAGAATTTGATGACATGGATAATAGTGAAATTGTTAAAAACTTAAAATCATATATTGATCGTATGTTAAGAACTATTTTTAAAAGTAATATTAATGATTTTATTCAAGAACAAAAAAAACAAATTATTCAAAATCAAAATGTTTACAATAACGAAAAAATGAAATCTTTTTTACCTTTTCAAACAGAAATTGAATTACCTATTTATAATTCTTTATCTATAAAATTTGAAAATGATATGATGAACTTAGATAATGTACATATTGTTAAAAGTAAAATTATTTCATTAGGTTATCATATATTGAATGAATGTAATAATATTGTATCTAAAGAAGATTTACACTATAAACTTGGCAATATATTTACAGAAAATTCTTGTTGTTTTTCAAAAGAAATTAATGTTAATGAATATTTTAAAAATAAATCAAAGCAATATGAAATGTATATTGAACATTCTACCAATTTAAATAATTTACTTGATAATGTAAGAAAAAATAATAAAACAAAAACTTTTATGTCAAATATTAATACTCGAACTGAATTTCCAAAATTATATTATCATCAAGAGGAACATTTAATAAATGAAGCAGTTGAAATTTATAGAGATAATATTATTATTGATGATGATAATGAAAATGAAAACAATAATAAAGAAAATATTAACTTAAACTATATTTATGAAAAAAACATAATTAAAACTGAAGAAATAAAACAATTTTCATATTGTGATTTATATAGTCAAATAAGTGAAGAAGAATTACAAAAATACAATGATGAAAAATTTAAAGAATTTTTAAGTAAATTAAAAAATATAACAATAGATAAAGATGTTAAATGTAACCAACATAATAATACTGTATATAAGACATTAATAACTAAATTTGAAAATTATTTATACGAAGAAATCAATCTTTTTAAAGATAATATTGTTGCAAAAATAGATGTTAATATTAATCAAAAAACCAAACGAAAAAATAAATCAAATCCCAAACATGTATTATTTTTAAATAAATTAAGTAAATTATTTTTACTTCACAGTGATAAAAAATTAACTAACAAAATAGAAAATATTAATGCTATTAATAACATATTACATTTATTCAAAGAAAAAATAAACATTAATCGTGATAATCATAAAAAATTTAAAGTACCAAAACATTGGAATTTATCAAAAAATGATATTTTAACATTGAATAAATATCATACAACTAATCTAACAAAATACGACTCTATTAAAATCAATGAAGATTTTTTCTATTTAATAAATAGTGACATTTCAATGTACATTTCATATATTAATTCTTTTAAAATGCCATTATCATTGAATTATTTAGATCTTAACATTAAAATATATTTATTATTCTTTATAATTAACAAATTAGTTGATAATTTAGAAAATATATATGATGAAACAATTAAATATGATTGTAGAATATTTGTAATTGATTTATTAGATATGTTAAATACAAAATATGATAATTTTAATGTTAGTTATAATGATATAACAAAAAAAACATTACGTTCTAAAGAAAAAGAAAAAGATGATCTTACTAAAAAATTAAAGGGTAAAGAAGAGGAGGAATTAAAAGTTGATAATCTTTTAAAAAAACATAAGCTAGGTAAATGGGGTAGAGGTTTAGATAAGAGTTTATATGTTTATGACGCAAGAGTACAAGATGAAGAAAGACAACAATTCATTGGTTTAGAAATGAACGAAAATAATGATTTAAGTGAATATCATGGTGAAGAAGGTGAAGGAGAAAACGGTAATATAGAAGATTAAATAATTTTATTATAATAAAAATTTCTTTATATAATAAAATATGCTATTTAAGCATTTAAATAAAAAAACATTCGAAGGTTACACATTATCTAAGTATAATTCTAGCAAAAAAATATTTAATGTTTCACCTGGTCCTGCTCCAATTAATTCTAATGTATTAAATAAAATTAAAAAAGATTTGAAAACTAATAATCATGGTATAACATCTTTAGAGATTTCACATAGATCACCAGAATTTGACTTAATTAAAAATGAAGCAGAAAGTAATATTAGAAAATTTATGAAAATTCCTGATAATTTTTCACTTATATGGACACAAGGTGGTGGACATGGACAATTTTCTGCTATTCCATTAAATTTAAATAATATTTTTAACAATAAATCAGCACATTATATTGTATCTGGTACATGGTCTGAAAGAGCTGAAAAAGAAGCGAAAAAATTTACAAATGTTACGACAACTTATTCGTGTAATAATAAAAATTCATTACAGTTTAATTCACTACCAATAATAAATAATTTAACAAATCATTCTTATGTTTATTTATGTAGTAATGAAACAGTTAATGGTTTAGAATACAGTGAAGATAGAACACCTCTACCATCTAGAGATATATTGGGTGATAGTAAATTAGTTGTTGATATGTCCAGTGATTTTGGAACAAAAATAGTTGATTGGAATAAAATTGATGTAGCTTTTGCATGTAGTTCAAAAAATTTAGGCACAGCAGGTACAACTTTATTAATTATTAGAGATGATATTATAAAAAAATTATATTTAAAAAATAACAATATTCCTTGCGTATTAGATTGGAAACTATATTATGAAACAGATTCATTATATAACACACCTCCAATTTTTAATATATATTTAATTAACTTAGTGTTTAAAAATTATATTAAAGAATATGAAAATATTGTAAATATTGATAAAATTAATAAAGAAAAAGCTTCAATAATATATAATTGTATTGATAATCATAAAGATATTAATATTAGTGTAACAAATAAAATGGAACGTAGTTATATGAATATACCTTTTACTGTTGATAATATGAATGATTTCTTATATCATTGTTACACAAATAATCTTATAGGATTGAGAACTAAAACACCATTTGATTGGAAGAAATTTAATTTACAAGAACAATTACGTATTAGTTTATATAATGGAATATCACTTGACGATACACATAAAATTAAAAATATTATAAATAGTTATTAAATGAATATTATAATAAAAAAAATGAAAATATTTATTATTTTTTTTATTTTAAATTATTTCTAAATCTTGTATTTTCCAATATTCACATTTTCCTGTTGGTAACGGACGTTTAATTATAAATGGTATTTTATTTTCATGTAATTCTTGTTCTGCAATTATATAACCATCAAATGTTGATTTGTGTGTTTTAACTAAAACTTTAGCTCCACTATTAATTTGGCTAGCACGAACACCAATTATTCTGGCTTTTTCATATTTTGTTAATATTGGTAATGTTTTATGTAAATCATCTATAATATTATTATCTTTATCACGTATTACTTTACTAAGAACTTTTATTTCTTCAATATTATTTTCTTTCAAATGTAAATAATTTTTATTAATATAATTATCAATATTTATATTTTCAAATTTTTGAAATTTACCTTCATAATCATCATCATCATCAAAATCATCATCAATGTCATCATCATTTTCTCCATTATAATTTACATCAATTACTTGCGGTTCATTTTCATCATCTTCATAATTTTCTTCTTCAGGATTTAAATCTAAATCTTCCATATCCTCTTCATCATCTAATTCATCATTTAATTCTGTGTTAACTGATAAATCATCATCATTAATTGAATCATTTTGTGAGTCAGCTTCATCTCCATCTTCAAATATCTCATTTTCTGGTTCTTTTTCACTCATTATAGTTATTCTTATATGATATAATTATTTATTTTTAAATTCAATTTTAAATATAAATAACTATTTTTTATTTTAATTTTTTCATATTTATAACACGATCCATAAATGGCAATATTTCTTTGTCGTGAGTAACAACTAATAAAGTTTTACCTTTTGTCATATTAACAATTAATTTAATAGATTTTTCTCTAGTGAAAGCATCTAAACCTGCTAGTGGTTCATCAAATATAAATATTTTACCTTGTTTTAATACACCACGCATTAAAATAACAACTTTTTGCATACCACCAGATAAATTGCTTCCATTTATTCCAGCCTTACTATTAATACCTTCTTCTAATTCATTAAAAACTGTATTTAAATTATAGTCTCTTAATAGTTTTGGTATTATACGTTTATCAATATGATCATTACCATACGCAATATTATCTATTATATTCATATCAAATAAAGTAGTGCGTTGGTTTACATATATTATATTTTTGCGAATATATTCTTGTTGCATTAATGCAATATTATTACCATCTATTAGTATTTCTCCTTTTTGTGGTTTATACATTGATACTAATAATTTCATTAAAGATGTTTTACCACTTCCCGAAGGACCTAATAATGCTACTTTTTCACCACCCTTAATTGATAAATAAAAATTTTCAAATAATATATTATCTTGACCCTTATATGAATATGTTATATCTTTAAAATGAATATTACCTTTTGTTATTCCTGTATTTTTAGTTCGTTTACTAGTATAATTAAATAAGTTATTTATAAATGGCATTGATGCTTCAATCATACCCAATAATGTAAAACAAGCATTAGAAATGTCATTAATAACAGTATACATATACTGATTATAATTACCTAAAAGTAGCACAACAGCTATAAATTTTGATGCTGATATATTTTTTTTAACATATTCATTATATAAATATATTAATGATAGGCCATACATACTGTATGTCATTATTAGTGTTGCAAAAACTAATATTCCTTCTGTAAATTTGTGAGTAGAATAAGCATCACTTAAATTTTTATTTTTTTCTATATTATTTTTTTTTTCATTACCTTCACTATTATTCAAATAAATATTCATTAAATTGTTTATGCTATCATTTAATGATTTACTCAAATTATAATATTCTTCTTCTCGTTTTTTTGATACATCTAACAAATAGCAACCACATACAGTATATACAGCAAAAACAAATATTAAATTAAATAATAAAAGTGAAAATACTGTTTTATCAATTGTAAAAAAATAACCTATCATTAAAATTATTGCCAAAAATGTTGGAATTACTTCTGAAAATCCCCAATTGAATAAATGACTCATATAACGTGATACTTCCATCATACGTGTAATAAATTCACCAGAACCTAATTCTTCATAATCATCAGAATGTCGTTCCAGTGTTTTTTTAAATATTTTTGTTCGAGAAAATTCTAGAAATTTTGGTATAAATAGTGATTCTGACCATGATTTTAAAAAAAATGCTACTTGTAATAATAAAAAAACAACAATAATTCGTAAAATATAAGCGGAAGGATTTTCACCAAATATTTTAAATATTGATTCAAAAGACATCAAACCACTATTTGACGATTTTTTTATAGATGAAAATAGTTTTGAATATAATTCAGGAAGAATTATTGTTTGAAAAGGATGAGTAAAAAGTGTAAAAAAGAAATAAATTAAAATTGGAGTATATTCTTGTTTTAAAAACGGATAAAAGAATTCATTTAAAATTATTGGAGGTATATTAATCATTTAGTGTATACTATAATAAAATAAAAAATTAATAATAAATAAAATATATTACATTATTATTAATAATATTATTGACTTAATAAATAAACAATTAATTAATTATTAGAATAATATTTAAATATAAAATTGATAAACATTTATAACCTATGCTAAAAGACAACGTAATCATGGAAAAAAATTTTCACAAACTAAATAATAAATGGAGTTTATGGGCTCATTTACCACATGATACAGATTGGACTATGGCTAGTTATAAAATAATATATACTTTTGATTCTGTAGAAGAAGCTATTGCTTTATCTGAAACTATTCCTGAAAAAATGGTACAAAATTGTATGATGTTTCTAATGAGAGATGGAATTAAACCATTATGGGAAGATGATGAAAATAAAAATGGTGGATCATTTTCATATAAAGTCATGAATAAAAGTGTAGTAGAAATTTGGAAAAATATGTTTTATTCAATAATAGGAGAAACAATTACAGATAACAAAAAAATATGTTTAAATGGTTTGACAATTAGTCCTAAAAAAAACTTTTGTATAATTAAAATATGGACAAAAACACGTGATGTACAAGACCCTAGTATATTTAATAATATAAATGATATAAATAGTATTCCTTGCTTATTTAAACCTCATTGTGTAAATTAACTAACCATAAGATAACATATTAAATTCTGGTTCATGGTATAAATTAAAATTCATTCCAATATCAATACTACAACAATAATGTGAAAAATATAATTTATTATATTTTTTTAATATGTAGGCTTTTAATTTTTCTTTATTAATATTTTTTGAATATGGAAATGATTTACTATGAATACAAAAAGTAGGTCTCATATTATTTATATTACAATATATATCACACTCATTATTATGGTTTGATAAAAATGAAGATATTCTTTCATGTAGAAAATCTTTATTTATTTTATCTTTAATATCATCAATTATATATGAACTTATATATCTTATTATATCCATATTAATTTTATTATCATTATCACTATATTTTATCATTATAAATAAAGGTTTAATATAATCAAATACTTCCATTATATTAAATATTTTTTTATTTTTAAACAATTTACAATAAACTATATTCTTTACATTTAGCTACTTTTAGTGTTTCATTATTCTTAATAATAATATGTCTTTTAAATAATGTATTATTTTCCAACAAAAAACTATTATCATTACGAGATACATGACTTGTTGGGATTATAACATCATCCAATTTAGGTTTAGCACTTACACTAGGATTATTAGGATTTAATCTTCTACGATAATGTTTCATAGGACGAGCTCTTCTTGTTGGACCAATATAGTGATCATGATTATATTCTGTTTCGCCATTAGATAAAGGAGTATCATTAGTACGAATTGCACTATATGTTGAATTTTCTAAATTTTTTGAATTTTTTACATAATTATCATTAATTGTAATCAAACTATTTGTTGAATTGATATTTAAAGGACGTGACATTATTTATAAATTATATAAATATTATTAAATTATCAAATTAATTATTCTTTTATTTAAAGAAATAACGCGTTAATATCTTAAATGAGTAGTGAATATTCAAATAATGTGTTAACAATTAAAACTGTACAAATTGCTCCTTTTAGAATTTTAATGACAGCATTAAAGGACATTTTATTAGAAACAAATATTACATTTCAAAAAGATGGTATGCGAATAATTAATATGGATAAATCTCATACTATTTTAGCACACTTGTTTTTACATGCTGATAATTTTGAACATTACGAATGTAAAAAAGAAAAAATTATCATTGGTGTAAATATGTTTCATTTATTCAAATTAATTAATACTATTGATAATGATGATACTTTAACTATATATATTGAAGATGGTGATTTTTCTGATGGTGTAGTTTCTTATTTGGGACTTAAATTTGAAAATGGTGATATTAAACAATGTAAAACACAAAAACTTCGTCTTATTGAACCTGACAGTGAAGAATTAACTGTTCCTGATGTTAAATTTTCTTCTGTAATTAATCTTCCTTCCAATGATTTCCAAAAAATTATTCGTGACTTAAGTTGTATTTCAGATAAATTAGAAATAAAATCTGTTGGCAATGAATTAATATTCAAATGTTCTGGACAATTTGCTAGTGCAGAAATTCACAGAATGGAAACAGATGAAAGTATGAAATTCTTAATGAAGCAAGATGCTTCACAAATTATTCAAGGTGAATTTTCACTTAAGAATCTTGGTTATTTTATTAAATGTACTAATCTTTGTAATCAAATAGAAATGTATTTAGAAAATGATTTACCTTTAGTTGTTAAATATAATGTAGCATCATTAGGTGAAATTAAATTATGCTTAGCACCTTTACCCAGTGTATAATTTTAATAATTTTAATAATATAAATCATATTTACTATATTATTAAATTAAAAAACATATAAATCTTTTTTTTTTTTACATAAGTCTTATTTTCCACGCACTAATAGATTTCAATATTACTGTAGGTTCTTGATCATTAAACAAAGCTACTTTATCTTCCCATTCACCAAATATTATCCACTCATTATGATATTTGTCTTCTAAATCTTCATTTCCGTCATCAAACGTATCAATACAATACTTTTGTTCAAATCTTGGAACAACAAATGTCCAATCGTCGTATAATTGTTCTCGAAGTACTTCCATATTTATTTTTTTATATTCATTACAAAATGAATATGAAATTCAATTTTTTTTTATTAAACTAATTTACCAATTGACTTTGTCCAATTTTTTTTCATTCTATTATTTTTTATTAGACTGTATAATTTATATAAAATGTATGTAATAAATGTAAAAATTAAAAACAATATAGATAATGTAAAATTAGAGATAAAATATATAAGTGAAGTACCTGGTTCTATATTTTCATCTAACCCTAATAATTTCAAAAAAACTTTGAATAAATTACCAAGACCTAAAGGGTTTGGCCAATTTTTTTGATTTTCTGTTTCAGGAAATGTTTGATAACATAATGGTCTATCATAAACGTATCTATTAATATTTAATAATTTGAATTGTAAATATAAATCCCAATCAAGCATTGAGTTAACATTATCCTTTAATATATTTTCTCTAGCTTTTTTTGAATATATACATGATTGAGTACCAGTAGATGCTAATATACGTGAATGACTAGAAAAAAAACTATTAATTTTTAACCATGGTAAACAACCCAGATAATAAATGAAACTACTATCTTTTAAATTTTTTATGTATTCATTTATATTTTTAACATGTAATTTGAATTCATTAGAAAAAATAAAATCATCTTCTAAAATTAAAATATTATTATAATTTTCTTTTTCTGCATGTTTAAATATTTGTAAATAACAATCAATTAAATCATATGAAGAACTTTGTTCGGGTAATATTTTATTACAATTTTTATAACTAGTATTTTCAACAATATAAATAGTTTTGGTAAGTTTATATTTTTCTAATTGTTTATTCACAGATTTAATTCTTTTGCTATTAACTAAAGTTATTACATATGTTGAATCAACTGAATTATCTAATAAACTTTGTTCATGTGTATTTTTTTTAAAATTATAACATGCCTTATTAACTTCCATATTATATACTATTTATATATTTATATATTTAATTTTAATTTATCTGTAACGAAATAACACTTTCCTTCACGTGTCCATTTACAAACAATAGGCATTATTTCTACTCCACTTTTATGAGCTTGAATAACTGCTTCACGATAAATAGGATCAATTACTGAAGGTTGAAAACTACTAATATCAGTGCGCTGTATTACATAACATAATATAGTTCTTTTATTTGTTGTTTTTTTTATTTCTTCTAATTCACGAATATGTTTTAGTGCTCTTGGACTAACAGTATCTTTTTGTTTCTTTCTGTAACCATCTGGAAAATAAGATATTTTTTCATTATAATTACAATTTGATGTATCATGTTTTTTTCTTTCTTTAGCATAACAATCTACGTAATCAGCCAAAGGAACATTTTTTACTTCTAAAATAAATTCTTGATCATTTTCGTCAATTCCAGCAAAATCAAAACGTGAATTTAACATTTTAACTTCACGTTTATATGATTTTAAGTTTTGTAAACTAGAAATACAATTTAATTGTAAACATTTATCAATAATTGATTCTGCTAATTTTGGATCAATACCAATATATTCAGTATAATCTCTTTCTTTCACAACTGACAATAATATTTTATATTTACATACATTTTTTTTATTATCTACTGGCATCATTAAAACGTTTGCATCTTTATCAGCAAGACCACAACAACCTAGAGCAGCTGTATGTGCCATTACATTATTTTCATTATCTAACTGTACATCAGCAACATATGGGGTTTTACATGTTGCTGATGGTCTCTTAATAACTAATCCATCTATTAAATTTTCTATTGTTAATAACAACATTTTTTAACTGTAAATTTATTATAATTATTTTTATATATAAAAAATCAATTTTATAAATAATAATAGTTAAATAATAATAATAATACTTAAATATTAATACTTAAATATTAATAATAATATATTATAATTATTATGGAAGATAAAAAGAAATATATGTCAGCGTTTAAAGCTCAATTTTATGAATTTTTATCAGATTTAGAAATAATGGTATCAGATCAAGTAGATATTAAAGTTTTTATTAATTTTGCAAATTCTATATTAAAAATGAATCCTAAGTTATTAATTGTTGTTTGGTACTGGTATGTTTATAAAATGTATTATGATAAAATTGAGGGTGGTGATATTGAATTCTTTTTTAATAAAGACTACTCATATGATTGTAGAAATTTAGCTGATAGTAAATTTGTTGTTGATAGTATTGATAGAATAAAAGAACCTATTAAAAAAGCAAATGCTGAAGATAAAGAAATATGTATAAAATATATTCAAAATTTATCAGTTTTATCAAATTTATATCACAGTTAATAGTAACTATTTATATAATTGAAGAATTGTAACATATTTCGAAATAATTTAATTTAAATAATTTTTAAAAATATATTTATTTAAAATCATATTTAAATATATTTTAATTGTTAATTTTAAAAGTAATGAGTGAAATTAACGCTGAAACACCTTTATTAAATAATGATGATGATTTACATGAATCTAAAAATAATCTACAATGGGAAGAAGTTAATAGTGATAGTGAAAGTGAAAGTGAAAACAGTTCCATAAATGATGATAATATTCCTGAATTTAATATTCCTGATTTACCTGATTTACCTAATTTACCTGATTTAAATAATAAACAAAATATAGAACAAGTACTGCAAGATTTTATTAACGATTTACAAAATACATTTCCTGAAATAGAAAATCAATTAAAAAAATTATATGATGAAAATAATAATTTATTAATTGATAACATTGTTAAATTTTGTAAAGAAATTTATCCAGTACATTTTTTCAATATATTATATCAAAATGAAGAACTATTTAACAATGAAGAAGATTTATATTTATTACCAAATGTTAATTTCTCAGCATTATGGAGATTAGAAGATATAAATGAAAATCATAAAAATACTATTTGGAAATATTTACAATTAGTTTTGTTATCAATTGTTGGCGATATTAATGAAAATGAAGCTTTTGGTGATACAGCTAAATTATTCGAAGGAATAAATACTGATGAATTTAAAACTAAATTAGAATCTTGTATTGATCAAATTGAAGAAATGTTCAAATCACGTAGTAATAATGAAAGTAATGATGAAAATGTAAGAATGGATATTTCAGGTGAACATAATTTTGAAAATTTCTTACCAAATGCTGATGAATTACATTCTCATTTATCATCAATTATGGATGGTAAAATAGGTAGATTAGCTAATGAAATTGCTGAAGAGACAGCTAAAGAATTAGATATTGATTTAGAAAATATGACTTCACAAGAAGATATGTTTGAAACAGTATTTAAAAATCCTAAAAAATTAACTGAAATCGTTGGTAAAATTAGCGGTAAAATTGACAAAAAAATGAAATCTGGTGAATTAAATGAAAAAGACTTGATTAGTGAAGCAGGTGAAATGATGGATAAATTGAAAAACGTACCAGGAATGGATAAAATGGAAGATATTCTTAAATCTATGGGTGGAAAAGATTTAGAAGAAATGATGAAAGGTATGGGTGGTATGAGTGGTATGGGTGATTTATTTAAAAGCATGTCTGGTAACAAAAGTGGGAAATTTAACAAGGGTGCTTTTAATCAACACATGAAATCTACACAAATAAGACAACGATTAAAAAAAAAATTAGAAGAAAAACGAAAAGCAGAAATATTAATGGCTATGATGCAACAAAAAAATATGCCAGAACAAAATGATAATATAGAAAAAAATGAAAGTAAAAATGAAGAAATACAAAATGATAAACAAGATAATAAATATAATGATGATTGGCTTGAATTTACTACTTATAATTCTAGTGGAAATAAACCAAACAGATCATCTATTAATAAAAATAACAATAATAAAAAAAAGAAAAAGAATAAGAAGAAAAAATAAGAACAATTGAAAAATTAAAAACTATATATTAATGTATATATAGTATATATGACATCATTTTGGTTATACGATCCTAAAATATTATTTGATAAGGAACATATAAATGAATTTTGGCCTGAAAACGAACATAAATTTGCTAGAAAATTGAATGCTTTAACAAGATTAATTTTTGTTTTAACATTAGGTATTTTTGCATTAAGTAACAACATTAAATTATTATTTGTTGGATTATTTTGCATTTTAGCAATTGTATTTATGTTTTTTGTAAATAAAAACAAGCAAAAAGAAGGATTTAGTGAAATTAAAGAAAAATTATCTAGAAACAGCGAAGATGTTGTTCAATATGAACAAGTTAATGACAAAAATCCATTAAGTAATGTATTAGTTACAGACATTTTAGATAAACCTAATAGAAAACCAGCACCACCTTCTTATACTAAAATAAATACTGATATTATTAATAATAGTACTAAAAATACTATTGAAAAACTAAACCCTGACATTGATAATTTAAAATCTAAACTATTCAATGATTTAGGTGATCAATATCAATTTGATACTTCAATGAGAAGTTTTTATAGTACTGCAAATACCATAATACCTAATGATCAAAAGGGTTTTGCTGACTTTTGCTACGGAAATTTACCAAGTAGAAAACATACAACAGTTTATTAAATCTATTTATTAGTTTAGTAATAATTAATTATTAAATATTAAAAATTATATTTATCATATATATATAATAATGGCAACATTTAATGATTATACATTTAATGATATGGGAAGAATGGGATCAGATTTAGCTACATTAAGTCAAGAAGATGTACAAAATAATAAAGGTAGTGAATATTTATTAACTAACCATTTTTTATCTGATAGTACAATGTCTAAAAGTATTGCTTTTGCTACAAGTCATCCAGCTATTAACTATAAAGGTACACATCACACAAATTTAGGAGGTTCTAATATTGATAATAATTCCAAATTATTAATAGGTAAAGAAATAACAAGAGAACATACTAAATTATCTCTTTTAGAAAGACCATATTTAACTATCCCTTATTTAGGAAGAGGAAAAGTAGACGCTGATCTTGAAAGTGATTTATTACAAGGTGAATCATATACTAATCGTAAATCTTCTAATTTACAAACTGAAGTTAGTTATATACCTTATAGCCATACACCATTGATTCCTTCTGTTGAAGAAAGTGTAGCTAATCCTGCTAATTTTGTTGAGTCTAACGATATTGGATTTTTACGTGGTGCTGTTGACACACGTAATTTAAACAGAGATAAAATGAAATAAATGTTTATATTAATTTAATATTTATAACTATTAAATTAATGAAAGAAAAAACCAATTTTTTTAATTTATATTTTTATATTGTTACAGGTTCTTTCATGGGAACATATATTGGATTTTATAAAAATTTATATAATGAATATTATAAATATGGTTTATCTATAAAATTACTATCAACTATTTTTTCAAATAATTTTTTAGACAATAGTACAATATATTCTTTTTATGGTGCTACAATAGGTACAATTGGATTTATTTTATTTGGGGAAAAACTTAAATAATTAATTATAATTATTATAATAATGATTAAATATATTTTTGTATTTTTAATTAATTTACAATTTTCGTTATCATATGTTATTACAAATTATAATGTTAATTATGAAATATCAAAAAATTCACATTTATCAAATGAATTAAAATATAATAGCAATAATAATAATAATAATGAAATAAATGAAGATTTTATTTATAATAAAAATATTAAAAATAATTTGAATATTGAAAATAATAACAAAAAAATTATAACAATAGCTCCTGCTGGATTACGTGGATTTTATTCATTAGGTGCTGCTAGTTATATTAAAGATAAATATTCTTTGAAAGATTGTATTTTTTCCGGTGCGTCTGCAGGAGCTTGGATTAGTTTATGTTTATCATACAAAGGTAATTCTTTAAAAATACCATTAGATATATTATCGTTAAATTATGATGATATTAATTCTATTTTTAAATTACAAATGTATTATAAAAAATACTTTATAGAAAATTTTAAAGATCATGATTTTGAATTGGAAAAAATTTATATTGGAGTTACTGAATTTGATAATATACATCCGGTTACACATATATATTCTGGTTTTAAAACAATACAAGATACAATAGATTGTTGTATTGCTAGTTCACATATTCCATTTATATCTGGAAAAATTTTTAATAAATATTATGATAAAGTATCATTTGATGGTGGATTTTCTGCTTATCCATACGTTGATTATGATGATCCATTAATACATATAAATTTAGATATGTGGAAAAAAGAAAATGGTCATTTATTAATTGAAAAAAATTTTAATTCTTTTAATACTATATTTGGTTTACAAATAAAACAAATGCAAGACATAAAACAAATGTTTTATAATGGTTTTTCTGATTCTATGGATAATTCTTTAATTCTTGACAATATATTTAATAAATTTAATGAATAATTTTTATTATGGTTCACTTGAACAATTAACGTGTTGTGTAAATTTTGTTGGTTCTTTTGAACATGTCACATAATTTTTTACTTTTCCAAGATATGTAGCATCATTAAAATTATGTTTATTTTCATTTGTTATTTCTGTTATTTGTACAATACTTCCATCCATTAACTCATAATAGATATATGGAAAATTTCTTTCTGTATTAAGAGTTATATGTTCGAATTGTTTTTCTGAATACCACGCATAGTCGGTTCCTTTGATTGATGAAGACATTTTAAATTATTATAAATGTCTTTATCAAAACTCAAATCAATTTTTTAATTTATTATATCTAATAATTTTTTATCATTAACATCAGTTATTTTATTATAATTGACTATATCTTTTAAACAATATGAAAACTCTTGAAAATAATCATATGAAAACAATAATAACATATTAGCTTTATCATCATCATCTTTAAAATAAGAACATCTGGTTATTCTTTTCAAATATTTATGTAACTCGTCGAAATTTTTTATATTATCATATATGTCATCAATTTTCTCTATAATTACATTTGAATCGTATTCATTTATATTAAAAAATTTCAATAATTGTTCTCTATATTCATCATCTTCATCATTTATTTTATAATCCACTATAAAATCTTTATTAATATTATTCATTCTTATTAATAAATAAATATTTATATTTAACTATTATTATAAACAAATAATAACTTTATCATATATTTAATAAATTTTTCAAGTGAATTAGATAATAGTATTGAATCATCATCATTTTTATATTTAGAATATACTGAAACTATTATAAATACTACATATGTTATTAAAATTCTAAAATTAAACCAAATATAATGTATATTTGTAGTTATATTATTACTATGAACATTTATTACATTGGCATAAGAATAATTATAAAAAAAATAATTATGACAATTTAGAATTCCTGTCATTATTCGTTCACTATTATTTTCTTCATTACGAATAAATAACATACCTATTAAGTATTGATTACATAAATTAAAAAATATAGTGTCTCTATTTTCTTTTTTTTTAAAAATATGTGGATACATACCATCAAAAAATTTATTTTTATATAATAGTTTTCCATTCATTATATACGGTAAAAAAGAGCTTTTAGCAATTGAATCAAATAATTCATTGTTATTTTTATATTTTTTTTTTACAATTTGCTTATTTTTTTTTACATCATGATATGTTATAAAAACTGTATTATTACATTTTTTATAAAAATCTTTTGGGCTAGATTCTTTTAATATTTTTAATATTTTAAAATAAAACTTCATATTTGGTGATGATAAATTCAATCGTATTAATTTATATACAATATCTTGTATTTCTAATAAATCTAATTTATATATAATACACAATAACGATCCAATACTACAACCTGATAATCTTTTTATTTTTATCATATTACGATTTTCTAATTCTTTTAAATAAAATAATGAACCTATTAAATAACTACCACTATATGCACCACCATCTAATATTATATCTATTTCCTTTGTGTTTTTAAATCTGCCCGTTTTTTCTAAATTATTAACTAATTCTTTTATATTTTTTTCCATTAACTTACTAACTAATAATACTTTTTAATTATTTTTCGTACGGATTTTTCAATATATTTATTTATTATTTATAATATTGATGACTGAAAATATCAAAGAAAATAATATTAAAGAAGATAATCATAGTGATTATTTAGATGATGATGATATAGAATTGTATACTGGTGATAAAGTTAAAAAAAGTATTTTAGGAATTGTTTTTCATCCTGTTATTGAAAAATATTTAAAATTTCATATTGGTACTTATTACACATATTTACATTTGGGAATTATTATTTTAGGAGCGTATATAATATGTTTTGTTAATGATTTACAATATTTAACTATATTTATGATTATACTTTCATGTAATGCTTTTACAAATATTATTTTACATGACTGCCCACTAAGTATGTTAGAGCAAAAATATTTAGATACATCTATTGTACAAACTCGAATTAAAAGTTTAAAAGCAATGAATATAAATTATGAATGTGAACGTTATGGGCAGTTTGAATCACAATTAGAATTTATAATTAATACTGCATCACTTTGTATTTTTAAAATATTTTTCATTATTGTTTACAATCACTGTTTTTTAAATACGTTAATTATTTAAAATGATCATAATATACATTTTGATGTTGGTGTTGATTAATAATTAATTTTAAAATCGAATTAAAAATATTATATTAATTATATCATTAATAAATATAATAATGTCGGTTGATAATTATAAACCTAAAATTTTTACAGTTGATGGAAATATTGGTTCTGGAAAATCTACTTTTATACATGAATTTAAAGAATATATCAAAAAAATAAATTATAAAAATATTAATTTTATATTTGTTCAAGAACCAATTGATGAATGGAATAAAATAACTGATAAAAATGGTGATACAATATTAACAAATTTCTACAAAGATCAAGATAAATATGCTTTTTCGTTTCAAATTATGGCAATTGTTACACGTTATGAAAAATTATTGGAAGCTATTAGCAAAGCATATCTTCTAGAAAAAGAGACACATAATAAAAGTTATATATTTGTAGAAAGAAGCATTATTACTGATAAATATATATTTGCAAAAATGTTATATGAATCAGGCAAAATTAATGAAATTGATTATAAAATATACAACAAATGGTATAACATTATACAACCTCATATTAAAATAAATAATATTATATATATGTACACTTCACCATCAACATGTAAAAAACGTATTATAAATAGAAATAGAAACGGTGAAGACGATATTGATATTGAATATTTAAATAAATGTCATGAATATCATGAAAATATGATGATTACAATGGAAAATAATAAAGTCGATATTTATAAGTTGAATTGTGAAGATGATGATATTTATACAAATAGTTCGAAAAAAGATCTATTTTTAAAAAACATATTAAATAAATTATTGTTTTAAAAAATTATATTTGAAAAGTCATTGATTTCCTTTTATTCTTGACTGTTTTTGTTCGTTTTCCAAGAAATTTAAAATATTTATTAGCTAATGTAAAACGTTTATTTACATTTTTTGCATTAGGATATAATTTTTTTTTATGTTTTTTCATTGCTTCAAGACGTACTTTCATTATCATACCAACTTGCCAAATTCTTTTATGACTATATTTATCTTTTTTATACAATGATTCTAAATTTTTAATTGTTTTTTTTACGTCATCTACTGTAGTATATTTTATTGGTATAGTATCACTTGGGTCTTTATCAATATAAACATCAAAACTTTTCTTAGGATCATTTGGGTTATATAAAAATTGTTTTTTATTCTTTTTAGTTTTCTTATTGTTTATCATATATAATAAATAATTATTATAATATTAATAATCATTATTTATTGATAAAGAGAAAATATACTTTTACGTGTTTTCTTTCCTTGTTTTTTTTTCTTTATAGTTTTTTTCTTTTGAATTTTATTTTTCACTACTTTCTTTTCGTTAGAATTATTTTTATTATCTTCATTACTATTTTTTTTATCTTTTAATTTGTCACCAGGTCGATATTTCAAAAACCAAGCCTCATATTCTGGACTTGTTTTTTTTAATTCTTTAAATTTTTGTGCTTTTGTCTCACGAATATCACCTAATGAGTGTTGTTTACCATAACAATCTATACTAAATCTTTTTAATAATCCTTTTTGTTTCAAACGATTACGTTGTTGAACATCAAATAAAAATTTTGACATACATAAAATACGTTTTGGATCATAATAATCACGATTTATAAACATAAAAGCTAAATAAAAACTTAACATTGTATCAATTGATGCAACTCTTATTGTATCTCCATTAATTGTTATTTTATTATAACTATGACACCCTGCTGGTGAATATATGTAACATACACTATCTAATCCTATTTTTATTTCATAATGATCTGATAATATATCTTGTAATCCTTTGTGTTTTATTACATTTACTTTTTTAAAATTATTTTCTTCTAGTCCTTCTTTTATTAATTCAGCTAACATTTCTGGTTCTTCACTTAATATATCAAAATCAGGATCTTTTGTAAATTTCTTACGAATATTATATGGCATATATTTTGAATATAAAAAGTTAGCATAACCTCCAAAAAATATAGATTCTGTGTCTATACTAGCTGTTCTTACTACTTCGTTTATTACATCAATATCTTTATTATCTCCTTCATATTTACGTTGAAAATTTTCATAATTACATGTATCGTCTCTAATTGGAAAATATTTATTTAACAAAGTCAAACGTTTTAATACTTTTTCCCATCTACTAATATCTCCTTTTGGTCTAGATAATTCTAAATACATAGACATTCTCAAATAATTTGGAGGACAATAATTTATCCCTAATTTTCTTTTACAATTTTCTTTTAATACATCAAATAGTGATTTTTCTAGCAATGTTATATCAGCCATAGGAATAAAATTAACATACACCTTATATGTACCATAATGTACTCCTGCTTTTGCTTCTACTTCAACATATCCTGCATCTAAATAAATATCTACTAATTTTTTTGCATGTTCAATAGGTGTTGGTGAAAAAAAATCATAATCAGGTATTTCTTCTTCATAATTATAAAATTGATCTTTCTTTGGTAAAATATTATTAATTGCTGTTCCACCATAACATATACATCCGGTATCTCTTATAAATTTTTCAACAATAGTTATCAATTCTTTTATTTCTGGTGTATTTACATTTTCTTTGTCTCGTTCTACTGCTTCATCAACTGATGAACGTAATACTGCCAATTCACATTCTTCAAATGACATATTTTTATCGCAAACTTTTTTCATATCTATTTTGTATTAAATAGAGATAAAAATATATTATATTCTATAATTTAAATAATTTATATCAGCTGGCGTTTTTGTATCAATAGCATAACGTAAATTATCTGGTTTTAAAACAAAAGCAGCATTATTATTTTTAAAATAACTATGATATTCTTTCAAATTATCGTCACTTTTTTGAAAAGACATTCCTACTATTTGACATCCTGTTTCAAAGTGTTTTTTTGAATCCATATTATTTGCCTTATTAGTTATATTAGGAAATACCATTGTAACATTGGTTCTATTATATTTTTTCATATTGGAATCATTAAAGTCTTCTGTTTCTTTATCAGTTAATAATCTAATATTTTCTGATGTAGATAATCCATTTATATATTCGTATAAATCTGAATTTTCATAAACGGAAATCTTATTCGATACTAATATTATAATTTTACCCAAAAATTTTTTTATTGGTAACAAACATATATTTTTCTTATAATTATTATAACTATATGATGGATCTAATATATATTCTTTATTAAAATCTGTTTGTATAACTCTTGCCATTTCATTATACATTATTGTATTTTCACTCATTATCCTAAAATGTAATATTAACGGGTCATTATAATTTGGAGTAATATCTTGTGAAAAAGCATTTCTATTTATTGCTTTTACAACATCGTGAAATTCTAAATGATTTAATGAGTTTGTCGAATTAATATCATATTTTGATGACATGGCTACTACAGGTATATTATTTCTTGAATAAATTTCAAAATCTAAAAATCTTGCTCCTTGACGAATACAATTTTTTAATGCACATAAATCTAAATAATCTTCATCAAAATTATTTAATACACAACTATTATATGCTGACTTAATATAAAAATTACGTAATGGATTTTTTGATAAACTGTCATTACCTAATGAAATTAAAGATGGAACTTCTTGATTATCTTGATCTATTCTACTACAATGACTATTTATTATAGTATTTGTATCTGTAAAAAAACCTTCAACTTCCATATCTTCTGATTTAATAAATAATAATACAGCAAATGATACTAATAAAAACATTGATAATATTATTAAAATATTTTCTAGTATTTGTGTCATATTATATGAGCAGAGAAAAAACAAATATATATTTATTTAATTACATTATTTATTTTTTTATACAAAGTATTTGTAAAAATAGCTAATTCTATTTCATTTTCGTGAATTTCATGAAATATTGTTATATATTTACAAATTGCTGGTATAATTTTATACTTCATATCTTCATCTATTTCATTTGTATATTTAATATAATTATAAAAAGCATCATATATATCCATTACACTATATCCTTGTTCATACAATTCTGTTAAACACTCTATAGCTTTATTTATTTCATTATTTTTCAAATAATTGTAATATTTATTAAATGTATAATAATTTATTGTTGTACATAATTCTATTGCCATTTGTAAATCTATCTTTTTTTCAAGTAAATAAAATACTTGTAAATAATTTATTAACAAACACGGTGAATTGTTCGATATTTTTATTATAAAATTAATAGCGTCTTGATTTATATCAATATTTTCTTTAACTATAATTTTTTTACATATATGTTCCAACTTATTATCATCTATATTTGGCATTTTTACAATAAATAATCTTGATTGTAAATTATCTATTACTTTTGATATAGAATTACAAGAAGATAAAAATAATACATTGTTACTATAATTATCAATTATATTACGTAATACTTGTTGCGTTTGATCTCCAATCAAATCTATATCATCGATTACTACTATTTTCTTCTTATTCTTAATATTACAATACGATTGACAAAAAATTTTTATTTCGTTTCTAAAATATTGTATACCCATATCTTTTAATGGGTTTATGTATAATATATTTTCTTTTCGTTGTATTTTATTTACATCAATATAATATGTATTTATTAACATATCTATTAATGTTGTCTTTCCACAACTTGAATGACCTGTTATTAATATAGTTAATTCATTTAATTCTATTAATTTTTCTATTAAAATTTTAAAATCATTAGAAAAATAAAAGTCATCCATGTTTAAAGGTTTATATTTTTCTATTAATGTTTTATTCATTTTTTACTATTTAAATTAAATACTGTATTTATATTTAAATAGTTATTAATTTGTATAAGTTATCTATTTTTTTTGTTATTTATTAGTTTATTATGATTTAAAATAACTACTATAATAATTATAATGACTAATTTTTATAATATATTAGATGTCAATGAAAAAGCTGATGGCGACGAAATTAAAAAAGCGTATCGTAGATTATCATTTCAATGGCATCCTGATCGTAATAGTGATCCTGGTGCAGAAGAAAAATTTAAACAAATTAATGAAGCTTATGAAACATTGGGAGATCCTGATAAACGTAAAATGTATGATTTAACTTTTAAAAATCCTTTTAATTCTATTTTTTCAGGTAATGATAATGATAGTGATTTTAATAATTTAAATTCTATTTTTAGTGACATATTATCTTCTATGAATAATATGAATCCTGAAGATATGCAAAAAATGGCGAATGAAATGGGTGGGTTAGGTGGATTGGGTGGATTAGGTGGATTAGGTGGATTAGGTGGATTAGGTGGGTTAGGTGCTATGGGAGGTATTCCTCCTTTTTTTATGGGAGCTATGAATAATTCAGGAGGGCAAATGCCTACAAACTTACCAATGAATTTTCAACAAATGGCAGGAAATATGCCAATGCCAAATATTCGCATTTTTACTACATCTAATCAACCATCTATGGATGATTTAAATAATTTTGCTGGTTTTAATAATTCAAAATCAAAAAAACCAGAAATTATTAAATATGATTTACATATTACACTCGAAGAAGCATACAAAGGTACTAACTATTCTATTGAAATTGAAAGATATAATATTGATCCTAGTTATCATACTAAAACTAATGAAACTGTTAAAATTGATATTCCTATACCACAAAGTGTAGAAAATAACGAAATTATCGTAATGAAAAATTTAGGTCATAATATTAATAATGTAATCAAAGGTGATGTTGAAATAAAAGTTATAATAGATGAACATGAAACATTTAAACGTGAAAAATTAGATTTATATATAAATATTGATGTATCACTACTAGAAGCGTTAACGTCATTTAAATTTAATTTCACCCATTTAAATGGTAAACCATATACAATTAATAATTCAAATGGTAATATTATACATCCTAAATTAATAAAAGAAATACCTGGATTAGGTATGAAAAAAGATAATGTTACAGGTACTTTAAAAGTAAAATTTAATATTATTTTTCCAGAATCATTTACAACAGAACAAATAGAACATCTTGAGAAAGCCCTTTCATAAAAATATTATTAATATTTAAAATAAAAACTATTATAATATTATATGTTTAAAATAGTATCCATTCATGATGTAATATCAATATCGTTAATATTATTAAATATTTATATATTAGGAGCATTACATATAGAACTATTTTGTTTAAATGTATTAGCAATTATTATACATAAATATATAAAACATTATACTATTGGTATATTTCCAAATATATTTAAAAGACCTGATGATGCATGTGATTGTAGCATGTTTAATTGTGGTGGATATTATGGTGATAAATCAGGGTTTCCATCAGGACACATGACGTCAACATCATTATATATGAACGGTTTGTTATTTAAATCAAAGAAACCACTTACTGTGTATAATATTATACTATACAATATACCATGTTTATTAATGGCAATAGCAAGATATCAAAAGAAATGTCATAATATAATACAAATAGTAGTAGGATATTTATTTGGTTTATCAATATCATATATTTTGAAGAAAACATACTATGACAAATATAATGTAACTTATGAAGAAATAACTAATGATGAAACTATACCATTAACAAATGATTCAAGTAACAAAGATTATAACACAATAGATAATCAAGAAGGAGAAGAAGACAATTAAATAATAAAAAAAAATTGATTGCACAAACAGACAAATCCCATTATCATAAAAATAATAATGAGATTAATTGGAAGATTAATTGTACCCAGCTCGAGCTCAAAATCACGTAATAACAAGCGACGCAATAATAAACGACACACTATGAATTCACAAATGAGTTATATTCAACGTTCGTCTTCAAGTTCATATTCATATGATAGTGACAATGAAGATGATGTTTTATTTACAGTGTATGATGAAAATGGAGATTATTATGATGATATTATTGGAGAAACAACTGAAGATGTTAATAAACCTAGACCTGTGAATGAAAATGTATTATACGGTGATTTAATAATTGCAGAAGAAGAAAGAAAAATAAATAAAATATACAAAAAATACGAAAAAAATTTTGAAATTGGAACAAAAGAAAAAATTCAAAAAGATATTGATACTATTAAAAAAGATACTAATTGGAAATTAAGAATTCTAAATGAATTAGAATAATATGATATATGCTAACAATATTATAACATGTTTTTTATTTTACATGTTATTATAAAATACTTACAAAAAAACATCAAAAAAACATCAAAAAGTCGTAAAAAGTCGCAAATTTTTTGAGTGTAAAATATGTCACTATGTCACAAGTTATAAGAAAGACTATCACAAACATTTATCCACACGTAAACATAAAATGCTAATAAATGCTAATAAATGCTAATAAATGGTAGTAAAAAAATCGAGAAAATCGAGAAAAAATTTTATTGTGAAAAATGTCATTATAACTGCTCTTATTTGAGTGAATGGAATAAACATTTATCCACACGTAAACACAAAATGGTAGTAAATGGTAATAAATGGTAGTAAAAAAATCGAGAAAATCGAGAAAAAATATTTTTGCGAATGTGGAAAATTTTTATTTTACATGTTATTATAAAATTATATCAGAACCCTCTTTTTTTTATAAAAAAAAAATATAAATTTTAAAAATGGACAAGATTTTTTTTGGGAATTTTTAAATTTTTTTATTTTTTTAATCCGAAAAAAAACGGCTAAAATGGCTTCTTACCATTATGCTTTATTTTTATTATTTTCTATTATTTTTCGTTATTGCACTTTTTTTCAAAAATTTTATCAAGTTAAAATAGCGCAACTTTTTATGTAACCATAAAATGATAATAAATGGTAATGAAAAAGTTGCGAAAAGTTGCAAATGGTTACATATGGTAAGTTTGATTTTGGACATTTATTTTGTTCATATATATTAAGGAAAAAATGGTAACTGAAAAAACATCAAAAAACATCAAAAAATTCTATTGTGATTTATGTGACTTTGAATGCTGTAAAAAGGGAGATTATACAAGACATTTATCCACACGTAAACACAAAATGGTAATAAATGGTAATAATATGGTAATAGAAAACGCGCAAAATACTTCAAATGATTTTAAATGTATCTGTGGTAAGAGTTATAAACACAATAGCGGTTATTCTAGGCACAAAAAAACGTGTACTTTTATAAATGAAGAAAAAGAAACTAATAATGTTGTAACTCCTGAAATGTTTATGGAACTTATGAAAGTTGTTGTAAAACAAGGAGAAAATCAATCAAATATACAGCAACAACAAACTGAAATTATGAAAGAAATAATCCCCAAAATAGGAAATACAACAAACAATACAAATTGTCATAATACAACAAATAAATTTAATATGAATATATTCTTGAACGAAACATGTAAAGATGCAATTCCGTTGGTGGAGTTTATTAATAATATACAGTTACAATTAAACGATTTAACTTTAACAGGTGAAAAAGGGTTAGTTGAAGGTGTTAGTCAAATATTTATAAAAGGATTGAATGAATTAGAATTGACAAAGAGACCTATACATTGTAGTGATCCCAAGAGAGAAATAATGTATATAAAAGACGTAAATGAATGGAAAAAAGATGATAAAAATAATTCTATGGTAAAAGATGCAATAGAAAAGGTGAAAGATGATAATTTTAGACAATTAGAAAGATGGCAAAATGAACACCCACATCATCAAGATCGAGACCATCCAGATAATAAAATATTTTTAGATTTAGTACAGAATTGTTTAGATGGTACAGATGAAGATAAAAAGAAAAATAATATGAAGAAAATAATAAAAAATATTGCCAATGAAGTTGTTGTTAAAAAAGAAATAAATAATTAAATTTAATATAATTAATATATTTAATTACTATATAAATGGGTGGTGGTATATTACCAGTTGCATTACATAAAAATAAATTGTATTTTCTGTTTGGATTAGAAAATAAAAACGATGATACACCAGGATGGGCTGATTTTGGAGGAGGAAAAAATAATAGTGAATCATTTTTTGAAACAGCAGTTCGTGAAGGAACAGAAGAATTAAATGGATTTTTAGGTAACATAAAAGAAGTATCACGAAAGGTAAAACGTGATAAATTATTAACGGTTAAAGTAGAATCATATACTACATATGTATTTTTTATGGATTATGATGAAAAGTTACCATATTATTTTAATAATAATTTTAGGTTCTCTCAAAGAAAAATGCCTGATTTAATTGAAAATACAAAAAACGGATTATTAGAAAAACAAAGAATAAAATGGTTTTCAGAAGATGAAATAAAAAAGGTCAGACAGTTTCGTTCATTTTATCAACGAATAGTAGAAAAAATAATACCAGAAATAGGAAACATAAAAAAGAAATTAAAATTAAAACATAATAAAACTGTTAAGAATAAATAAAAAATCATTATATATTATATATTGTATATAATGGTTAAAAGAAATATTCCACTCAAATATGTACCAAAACGTTTAACAAAAAAAGATAAGAAAAAACAATTGAAACAAATAAAAAAATCAAGAGGAGAATACAAAAAAGGGAAATATTTTACAAGAAAAAAGGTAAAGTCATTTAAATCAAAAAAATCACAACATGTTATTAATGCTGAAAAAATATTTAATGTAAAAAATGTAAAACCAACAAAAGAATTGTCAAAGAAAACAGGTTGTTCATTAGATGCTTTAAATAAAATAGTTAAAAAAGGACAAGGAGCATATTTTAGTTCAGGAAGTCGTCCAAATCAAACAGGACATTCATGGGGATACGCACGTATGGCAAGTGCAATTACTGGAGGTAAAGCAGCAGCAGTTGATTATAAGATATTAAAAGAAGGATGTAGCAAAAATAGTAAAACTATGAAACTAGCAAATAAGTCAAGAAAAAAACACAATTTCGGTACACGTAAAGTAGCAAAATACTAATAAAAAAAAATTGAATTGTAATTGAAATGTTTTTATTAAACTATTTAGAAATAAAGACATTTATATAAATAAGAATGACAACTCAAAGTAAAATTGAAGAGCCAATTAAAGATATGGTGCCTACTAGTAAGGAGGATAAACGTGCAACCGCACGTATGGATGAGAATGAACGTATTATTAGATTACAAAAAATAATTAATAATCCAGAGACAGAAATTGAGATAGAAATTAGTAATAATATGAAGACAAAGTATTATGAAAAATTTAAAAAAGGTCTTGTTAAAATTGAAGTATTAGCTACAAATAAAGACCATTGTGATTTGTTGGGTTTTAATGATGATGATACTACAACCAAAATAGAAGAAAAAGGTAGTATTAAAGGTAAGATTACAGAACATGGAACTGCATGGGAAAATTCTGTGCAATGTTTAAATGATGTTCCACAAAAATATCCTATTTGTATGAAATATGCTGAATTATATTATGAACATGTAATAAAAAAAATAAATTGGAAAGAGATATTGGATGTAGATGAAGAAATACCAAATTTTGAACGATGGTTAACCGATGCTTTTCGTTGTGGTGATCCAAAAACAGAATTTGTAAAAAAAATTAAAGCAAATTGTAGGCTAAAATACGGTGATAAAACATCATTTACTGGTTTAAATGAAACACCTAATTTTCGCGAAATAGTAAATGAACAATTTCAACTAGACGATAGGGAGAAAGAAAAATTAGTGGAAATTGTATCAGAGAGATTATTTGAAGTATTGAATGAAAAAGATATATATCTTCAAACATCAGGTAATATTGAAGATAATACATTTAAATTTGCTTGGAAAGAACACATTGAACCGCCTATTATATATGATGTAATATTAAGAAAAGAAAAAGACTTATGGTTTGATTTTGTAACAGAAGAAGGTGCCTATGATTTTAAAGGGATATTGAGATGGGGTAAGGGAGCTGGTTTTACAAATATTCGTTTTGACGTTAGATAAAATCTTTATAGTCTATTTTATCACTCATAGCACGATGAATATCACAATAATTGTATATGTTTTTTGATTCAATTAAATTTTCACATTGTCTTCCATAGCCGTCAAAGAATTGACATCTATTATTAATAGATTCTTCTATATTACTTTTTGTTCTATTTTTTGTGTTAAGATAATCTTTAATTTCTATTAAATATTCTTTTTGCATTAATTTATTACCTTGATTGGATGCTAATTCAAATTTATCAAAAATGTCTAATTTTTTATTTTTAAGATAAATATTTCTATGTAATAAAGGAGGTTTATATGCATTAGCATATAACATTAAACAGAAAAAATAAAATAACATATTTTTTATTTTAATTAATTATTTAAAATAATTAAAATAAACTAATTAAACTATTCTTTTAGTTGGTACACTAGAAGAAACTAAATATATAGAATTTTCAGTAACTACCAAAAATTCAGTACTAACTTTATATACTTTTGTAATAGGACTAGTATATTCTTCACCATCTCCTTTAATTAATAATTTTTCTTGGTTTTCTCTAACACCAATATAAGCTTCTTCTTTAGATGATTCTAACCAGTAGTCCATCATAATTTTTTTATCTTCAACTAATGCTATTTTAGCTGCATGTTGTAAAGAATTCGTTGAAGGTAAGGCCACATTGTTTTCTTCAATCATTGCTGACATATTTATATAATTTCGGCTATAATTCTTTATATTCTTTTTTATTCAAAATAATGTTTTAAATTGATTAATTTATAATATATATGAATGATATTATGGTCAAGAAAACAATATTTAAGGAAGAAGAACAAAATAATAATTTATATGATTTAGCCAATAAACAAAATTATAAAAATATAATTTGCGATGAAATATTAACATTATTTTTAACATTTGCGAAATTAATACATAATTATATTTTACATTCATTTGAGAATATGAATAACAAAAATAAGGTTATTTTTGCGAAAGGGATAAATATGATGGAACATATATTTATAATTTTATATTCATATACAAAAAATCTAGAATTGACAGCATATTATTGTAAAAATTCGATAGTATATTATGTTGAATACATTAGTCAAATAACAGATAAAGATGATAATATGTTTTTTAATTTATCTTTAAAAGATGCAGTAATTTATGTATATACAAAAACTATATATGGAATATCACAAGATATACGTGGAGATATTAAATTTATACCAAATGAAAAAAGATTTTTAAGTAAATTAAGTAATAGTATGAAAAATTATATTTCAATAATTAAGATTATAACATGTAATAATGATTTTTACAAGATTGATAATGAAGAAAGAGAAAAAATATTAAATAAAATAAATGAAAATATGATAAAAAATGCTGAAAAAGATATGATAATTAATAATAATTCTTTATCGCCAAGATTAATACATAAATTAGATAAAATAACTAATGAATTAGATGATAATGAAATGTCAATATGTGAAAAAATAGACAAACTATGTGATTTATTACTAATTTAGTTTATACAAAAATTATTTTTTTTTTCTTTTTTTTTACCTTTACTTTATTTTCTTGTTTATTAGAATCAATATAAGAATCATGAATATCATTATAATTTTCTTTTAATAAAGCTTTTATAAAATCGAATGTATTAAATAGTTCTTCATCACTACATTTCCCAACAATTAAAATACTACCTGTTCTAAATATCATAAAGCTAATATTTTTACCGTTAGAAATATTATATTTACATTGTATTCCTGGATATGAACAAGGATCATATGAAGCAGAAATATTATATTTGCTACGTAATATATTATACATATTTTGTCTGTTAATATTAAATCCCGCATTAAAATTAGAATTGACTAAAACAGTTTCGCAACTATTTTCTTTAAAATCAATATTTTCGTTGAAGTGAGGTTGTAAAATGTTAATTATTTTACTTTTTACCATTTCAAATAAATCATCATTATGTATACCAGGTATTTCCATTTTACCAGTGTTAAATATTTTAACATGTATTTCTTTGAATTGTTCATTAAAGAATACTCTAAGAATAAGAACAAAACAATTATAAAAAGCACTTTTTAGCTTAGAACGATAACTAGTAATATCTTTTTTTGTAATACCAATATTAATTTTTCTAACATCTTTAAAATTATCTTGTCTCACAGTATGAGATTCAGTAGTATATAAAATATTTTGTTCTACATAAAAGTTAGAATATTCTTTGATTTTATCTTGAACAAAGTTGTAATCATCTATTGTATTAGATTGAATTTTAATTTGTTTTTTTATAACACCATCAATATTATCAATATAATTAATTAAATTAATTTTCCAAAATATATCTTCAAGTTTAATAATTTTATTTAAATAAATAATTTTAGTTTTAGTAGAAATATTAAGCGATGTTGATTCAGGAATAATATTAATGTCAATATTATCATCGTTATATTTATTATTATCAAAAATAGTATCATCATCATTTTCATTATTTATAAAATTCAACCATTCATCATCAATGGACATTTTTAATTATTAATGTAAACTTTGCTAATTTATTTAAATCAATTTTTATATTTAATAATAATTAATTTAAATAAAATTTTGTTTTATCTAAACTTATATTAATAATGACATCGTTATTAACAGAAGCTTTAAAAAAAAGCATTCCAAGTAATAATAATTGTATAAATACAATTATAAAACAACATGCAGAAAATAACATTGATGACAATAAAAACAATATAAATGACAACTCCAGTTTTACAAGTATTAATGAAAAATCGTTTGATCCATCTAAATCATCACCACCAAATGATTTTATGATTAAATTACAAGCAAGATATATGAATTATTTTAATAATTCTGATATATTGTCGCAAAAATAATTAACATAAACTATATTATTCGCTTCGTTATTATGTATTATTATTTCAATAATATTTAATATATCCTTATTAACTTTATAATTTTTAATAATGTAACTACATATATTGTTTAAACAAATTCTATAATCTATATTATAATTACTACAAACATTATCAAAATAATTTTTTATTTTATTATTATTATTTTTTTTTAAAATAAAATTTGTAAAATCTTTCCATGTATTTTCTTTAATAATTTGTATATGGTTATCTTTATTTGTAAAATTAGTTTGAATGAAATTAATCATACTGCGTATGTCTGATTTGAATAATTGTATTAAATGATTTATTTGTTCTTCATTTATATTAATCTTTTCATAAAACACAATATTATTTAAATAATTAAATATTTCATTTTTAGGTAGTTGATTAAAACGTAATTTAACAAATTCATTTTGCAATGTTTGATCAATTTTACTTATATAATTACAAATCAAACAAAAACATACATTATTTAATGATAATGAATTTATTAAATATTTCAAAGCTTGTTGTGCTGTTTTTGTCATATAATCAACTTCATCTAGTATTACAAATTTATATCCTTTATTAAATAATGGTTTAGAATTTACAAAATTATTAATTTGATTTCGAATAATATCAATACCTCTTTCATCAGAAGCATTTAAATGTATCATTAATTCTTTATGATTATTATTATAAAATTTTTGAAATCTTTCAATAAAATTTATAGCAGTTGTTGTTTTTCCAGTGCCAGGTGGTCCATAAAATAATAAATGTGGAATAGTTTGTTTTTTTATAATATTTAATAAAATTATTTTATTATTTTGATCAAGGACAATATCTTCAAAATGTATAGGTCTGTATTTTTCAATCCATGGTAAATTTTGTTTATTATCAATCATTAATAATTATATATATATAATATCTTTAATCTAATTAGTGAAGTAATTTAAATATATATTATTAAATTAAATAATGGAGAATACAGGATATTTAGAATTATTTATTGGACCAATGTTTTCAGGAAAAACATCAAAATTGATAGATATTTATAATAGTATTGAAGATAAAAGTAAAGTATTAATAATAAATCATAATTTAGATGATAGATATGGAAGAAATAAAATAATTACACACGATAAGAAAGAAGCACCATGTATTGAAATGGAGAATTTATATGAATTATATAATATAAAAGAAGATTTTGAAAAATATGATTATTTTTTAATAAATGAGGGACAATTTTTTGAAGATTTATTGGTTATGATTAATATGTTAGTAGAAAAACACAAAAAGAAAGTATATGTATGTGGTTTAGATGGAGATTATAAAAGAGATCCAATTGGAGATATTTTAAAGTTGGTATCATTCTGTGATAGAGTTGAAAAATTACATGGAAAATGTAGTTTTTGTGATAAAAAGGCAATATTTACAAATAGAACATCTATAGAAGATAAACAAATCGTAATAGGAGGTGAAGAGATATATAGACCATTATGTAGAATATGTTTTTTAAAACAGCTTAAATAAATAAAAATAAAATTAATAAAATGACAGAAGATATTTCAGGTTGTGAACTTCAACTAAATGTAATAGATAATATAGTTGAAGAAGTGGTTGTAAAAGAGAAGAAAAAAAGAGGTAGAAAACCAAAAATAAAAGAAAATATAACTAATGAAGTTCAAAGTACTGTTCCAAAAAAACGAGGTAGAAAGCCAAAAGGAGGTAAAATCGTAGATAGTGTAAATGAAGACACAGAAGATAAAAATAAGTTTGAAAATATTATATTACAATTAAAATGTAATACTAATAATTTTGATGAAATTGTAGAAAACAATGTAGAATCTTTTTCAATACATGATCAGAAACAAAATCCATTAAATTATCATAATTTAAATGAAAATAGTGATTCAGAAATATTGAAAACAACTACTAAAAATATCGAAAATTTTAATGAAACATTAGATAATAAATTAATTTGGAAAAAAATAAAAGAATTACAAAAACAGTTTCATTATAATGAAAATTATACATCAAAAAAATCAGCATGTTTTTGGTGTACATGTGATTTTTCAAATCCACCGATCTATATACCACAAAATTATATTAATAATAATTATCAAGTTTATGGTAATTTTTGTAGTCCAGAATGTGGTGTAGCGCATTTAATGAATCAACATATTGATAGTTCTCAAAAATTTGAAAGATACCAAATGATGAATTATTTGTATGGTAAAATTTATAATTATGAAAAAAACATTAAACCTGCACCAAATCCTTTTTATTTATTAGATAAATATTATGGAAATCTAACTATACAAGAATATAGACAATTATTTGATAATGAACGTTTATTATTTGTTGTTGATAAACCACTAACTAAAATATTACCAGAGATTCATGATGAAAGTTGCGACATAATGTCTGTTAAAAATATTACACAAACACATACAAGTAGTAATTATCAAATTAAAAGAAAAACAAATAATACAAGATCAAAAAATGATAGCTTACACGTATTTGGATTTACTACGTAAATGATGGCATTTTTTGTTTAGGCATATCTTTATCTCTTTGTGCCATATATCTATCCATTTCACTATTATCAGTTCCAATAGTATCGGGACTATAATCATCAGGTGGAGTAGCAATTAACGGATTCATATCAGTGATAACATAATTGTGCATTTGTCTTGTTCCTCCATTTCCTTTAGCTGTCATATCGTCGTCAGTTGTATCTAAAAAACTAAATTTATCAGAACATATATTATCATAATTATTATAAGAAAGAAAAAAAGGTTCTGGCTCATCAATTTGAGCAGAATGTTCATTTTGTTGTGACTCTTTATTATTTAAATTAATATAATTAAGAATTTCATCTCCAGTGAGTACTCTATTTCCATGATTAGTTAATAATAAGGACGGTACATTTTCAATTATTTTAGGTAAAACTATTTTACTACCATTTTCTAAAATGATATAGACTATGCCATTAATATTTTGCCGTTTATCAATACAAACATAATAAAAACTACTAGATATATTAGATCTTGATAAAACATTCAATAAATTTTTTGAATGTTGACAATAATTACTGTAATATAAAATATTCATAAATAAGTTTATAATTTCTTTTTATATTTTAATTATCATTAAAATACAAAAAAAAATAAAATTGAAATAAATATAAATATAATAGAAATATATATATTAAATATAAAGATGATGAATCCTGAATTAAATATGATAAATGAAAATGGAGATGTAATGACATTTACATTATCAAATGTAAATGTAAGTATTGCTAATTCTATTAGAAGAACTATTTTAAGTGATATAAGTATTTACTGTTTTAATACTAGTAAAAATAATGAAGATATTACTAATGTTATTATCAACACAAGTCGTTTTAATAATGAAATATTGAAACATAGATTAAGTAGTATACCAATACATATAAACGATGAAAATTTTCCATATGAAAAATATCAGCTTGAAATTGATATAGAAAATACAAGTGAAAATATTGTTAATGTAACTACTAATGATTTTAAAATGAAAGATTTAGATTCAGACACATACTTGTCACAAGAAAAAATAAACGAATTATTTCCAAAAAATAAAATAACAAATGAATACATTTTATTTGCTAGACTAAGACCTCAAATAGGAAATATTCCTGGTGAAAAATTAAAGTTAACATCTAAAATTAATAAAGGTACTGCAAAAGATAATGGTGTATTTAATGTTGTTTCAACAAGTACTTATTCATCTACGATGGATAATGAAAAAGTACAGCAAATATGGTTTAAAAAAGAAAAGGAATTAATTGGTATGAAAATAAATGAAGAAGAAATATTACAACAAAAAGAAGATTTCTTATTGTTAGATGCAAAACGAATAACTACACCTAATAGTTTTGATTTTACTGTAGAAACAATTGGAATTTATAAAAATACAGAAATTGTAAAAATGGCATGTAAAATATTACAAAATAATTTAACATATTTACAAAAAATGATAAGTGATGATGAACTAGAAATACGTGAAAGTGATATTATTAATAATAATAGTTTTGATATACACTTAAAAGATGTTACTTATACAATTGGAAAATGTTTAGAGTATATGTTCATAGAAGAATATATGGAATCAACAAAAAAAATGGCATTTTGTGCATTTAAACAATATCATCCTCATGATAATTTTGCAATATTGCGTATTACCTATGAAGAAGATGAAAATATTGCTACTGTGAAAGATAATATGAACAACGTATGTGAAAAATTAAAAAAGCTATTTAGTATTATTGATGAATTATTTTAGATAAAAATTACATTAACATTTTAACAATAGTATAACCTAAAACGAATAAAATACCACCCCATAATATATCAAATATACTATACACAATATCCCATTTTTTTAATGTTGCATAGTTGAATAAATTATATATACCAAATATTAACATTCCTAATAATCCTGCTTCTATTGTAGTGGCATTTTTAAATATTAAAAAATAATAAATAATGAAAGCCATAAATAAATAACTTAGTAAAATAGGATATAGTCTAGTTTCGAGTGGTGTTGTTTGTACATTTTGAATAATACTATTAAACAAATCCCCTCTAATTTTTGAAAAAGCGAAACCACTTAATCCAATTATAAAAAAAGTAATAAAAGTACCTTGTATTATATGTTTTGACATCTATAATATAATTAAAGTTTAAAAATTAATTATATTATATTTATTTTTTAATTGAATTTTGGTTTTCCATTTACATATTTACCAACCTCATCACCTACATCATCATTATCATTAACATAAATAGTACCATTTATTTTATCATTTGTAAAGTAAGATTTACCATTAATAATTACTTCTTCAACTTCTTCCTCTTCTTCTTCCTCTTCTTCTTCTTCTACTACTTCTTCTTCCTCCTCCTCCTCTTCTTCTTCTTCTTCTACTACTTCTTCTTTTTCTTCTTCTACTACTTCTTCTTCTACTACTTCTTCTTCTTCCTCCTCCTCTTCCTCTTCTTCCTCCTCTTCCTCTTCCTCTTCCTCTTCCTCTTCTTCTTCTTCTTCTTGTTTTACTAATTCACT